AGCACTAAGATCAGGATCAGCACTAAGATCAGGACCAAGATCAGGACCAAGATCAGGATCAGGACCAAGATCAGGACCATCGGGACCACCCGGAGGACCTGGAGGACCATCGGGAGGAGGACCCCCCGGAGCAGCAGCCGATATCAATGCCATGGTAACAGGATTAACCTCGCCCAGAGTCTTAAGTTGTGCCACTGAAAAGTTTCGTGTCAGGGAATATTTAATAAAAATATTCGCTTTATCGGTTTTCTGAGGAATAACTTCGTATTTACCATCACCCGACACAAGACTCACTTTTGGACTAACACCAACTATTTTTACATTATTTTTTAAGGCTACTTCAAAAGTAAAATGTATTTCTTCATTGGCTAATATTTGTTCATTGTAAGAGACAGTTAATGTCAATGTTCCAGCGTTATTATCCCAATCACCAGTACTAATCGTTTTCTGATTTAAAGAAGTGCTCCCAAATATAGAACTACTTTGCGTTTCAGCTGTCACTTTAAGATAAGGGTTCGTCGGTGTTTCAACACCCATTAAATTGGATATTATTATTTTACTTTTAGCTGGGATATTTTTATTCAATCTGAGTTTTACGGTTACTTTTCCATCGGAAACATTCGTTATATTAATTTCTTCAAAAAGATATCTAAGTTTATAATTAGAATCGCTCGCACTTGTTGCCGAATTTGATGCCGAATTTGATGTACTTGTTGCCGAATTTGAGGTGGTACTCGTCGTGGTGGTACTCGTCGTAGACACATTACACCGTCTCATATAACAATTTTTTCCACCCGAGCAACATTTCTGACCACCGACAACACCATTATGATTACCCGGGTTATATACCTTAATACATTCCTCACAAACAACGGGTTCAGGTACTACAATTTTATAGTCTTTATCAAATTTACAACCATGTATCAATAAGTCTGTTTCATTGGTTTTTAAACATTCATCCCAAGCGCTATAATCACCATCGTTGTCGTATCTATTTCTCAATCCACATAATTTTTGGATTTTTGCGTTACATTTAGCGTTTTGCCCGGTTTTATGTTTTACAATTGATGGTTTAGCGGAATTTTCAATACTACACCAACCAGCACCATTTGTATAAAGAGAATTTACGTCACTACCATTAATACAAGTGACACATTGATTCATACCAATTGGATCTTTTCCATATCCACAAGATTTGCAGGTGGGGTGACATTTACAACCTTTTATTTTGTTTCCATTTAAACCATAACAGATACTATTATTCGCACCGGGTAACACCCCATTTGTATTTAATAGTTTATCTCGTTCCAAAAGAGCTAAAGCTAAATAATCCTTCATTTTATAATTGTTGTTTTTGACCGCTATATCTTCTTTTGCATTGACCATATCTTTCTCATTTTTATCGTAATTATTTCTCATTCTTGAATAAATAAATAAAGATGCTAAAAAACATAATATTAATATAATTAAAAATATTCCAATCATTCGGTATAATATATATTGATATTAAAAGTCAGTATTTAATTCAAAGGATGCGGTGCTATGATCGCCTGTTGATAAAGAATAATCTCCAACTCTTTTTTCAAAAAAATTGGTTTTACCCTGTAAACTAATCATTTCCATGAAATCAAACGGATTTGCAGAATTAAATAATTTTGGATATCCCAATTGCAATAACAACCTATCTGCGACAAATTCAATATATTGACTCATTAGTTTGCTATTCATTCCAATTAATCTACAGGGTAATGCCTCACAAATAAATTCCTGTTCTATTTTAACAGCATCTTTAAACATCTCATACACTTTACTTTTTTTTGCTTTATTATTTAATTTTGAATATAATAATATGGCAAAATCGGTGTGCATCCCCTCATCTCTTGAAATTAATTCATTTGAAAATGTTAATCCAGGCATTAAACCGCGTTTTTTCAACCAGTAAATAGAACAAAATGATCCACTGAAAAATATCCCTTCAACGCAGGCGAAAGCTAATAATCTGGTGGCGAAATTACTTCGTTTATCATTGATCCATTTTAAAGCCCAATCCGCCTTTTTTTTAATACATGGGAAATTATCAAGGGCTTTAAATAATTTATTTTTTTCTTCGGTGTCTTTAATGTAGGCATCAATGAGAAGCGAATAAGTCTCACTATGAACATTTTCCATCATCATTTGAAAACTGTAGGCGGCGCGAGCTTCGGGTAATTGAACTTCGCTCAAAAAACGTGTCCCGAGATTTTCCAAGACAATCCCATCACTGGCAGCAAAAAATGCAAGTACCATTTTAATAAAGTGCTTTTCATCCCCATTTAATTTTTCCCAATCAACCAAATCTTGAGAAAAATCAATTTCTTCAGCTCGCCAGAAGCTGTCCATCATTTTTTTATACATGTCCCATATGCTCTTGTCTGTTAGCGGAAACATGACATAACGGTTGGGGTTTTCAGTGAGAAGAGGTTCTTTTTTAGATTTTGACATTTATCCTAAATATTATTTGATTAGATAAAATTATTTAATTAGATTTAAATTATTTATAAAAGTATAAATTTTAGTTTTTAAAAAAAAAATTATCCATCGGTAGGTTTAATTATGGAAATAAATATATTTTTAAATTTCAAATAAATCAAAAAATAATGGTTGATATTATTTGTAAAAATAATAATCTTTTCAATAGGCAATTATTGGACAATGAGGAAAAAAGAATTTGTATTATTATCGGATTAATTGAAAATTGTAAAAACACTCATAATACTGATAATACTCATAACACTTGTAAAATATATGATAAATTAATAAATAAATATAACGAAATATTTAAAATTAGAGAAATACATAATTTGAAAAAAATAGAAATATTAAAAATAACTCGTGATTATTTAAAAAACGAAATTGATGAATTAATTTTAAAAAATGGAAGCGAATATTTGTTAGAAGAAATGGTAAATGAATTTAATAAAATAAATGAAATAATATTAATGAATTATACATTTAGGAAAAATTTATAATATGATCAATAATTATAATGAAAAAAAATATCATTGGTAAATTAATAAATAACAAAATAGTACTTTATGTTGTTGTTGCTTTTGCAACTCTCAATGTTTTGGGATATTTTAGCATGCGTTCATGGGAGTGTATAGTTCTATTTTCAGCCACAGCCTATTCTGTAAATTGCTATGGTAAAAATATGACGGTTGGTTTGTTAGCCGGATTATTCGTCTCAAATTTCGTATTCGGATGTAACAGAGTTAAGGAAAACTTTGAAGAAGCCATGAGACCTGTCGGAAAAGCGCAAAAATTATTGAAAAAAGCAGAAAAAAAAGCCTTGAAAGAAGGGAATGACGCGAAAGAAGAAGAAGAAGCAGAAGGTTTCTCCACAATTGAAGGCAATGAAAATATGGCGAACGCTGTTAAAATGTTGGGAGCATTAGGCAAAGGAAAAGAAGGTCTGGGGAATGCCGCCGGAATTGAAAAAATGATTGCCAAAATGGGAGGAGTTGGTAAAATAATGCAAGCATTTGGTAGTATGAACGAATAAAAATTTAATAAAAATTTAATAAAATTTTAATAAAATTTAATAAAAATAAAAAAACTTTTTTTTTATTTTTATATTATATATTAAATTATGGTAAAAAGAAAATCTGGAAAAAAATTTGCGAAAACTTTAAAGAAATTTAGTCGCTCACCCTTTATGAATAACCCAACTACTCAATATATCGTATTATTAGTGGCCATCGCGGTTGTATTATTTTATTTATCTAAAAAAGATTATAATTCATTGATAATGTTAATCGCCACAGGTTTATTGACCAATTACTTTACAAAAAATATGACAATTACTTTAGGAGTTGCTATAATAGGTTCGCTCATAGTTAGAATGAAAATAACACAAAAAGAAGGTTTTGAGGAAGGTGCCAAAGGTGAAAAGAAAGAAAAGAAGGAAAAGAAAGGTAAAAAGGCTAAAACAATGAACGATGCTGTAAAAGAGGTAGCAGAACAGGCAACTGATGTAGAGTTACCTGAAGGTACCGACGATGAGAGATGTTGGGAAAACAAAAAAGGTGTGTGGAATGTAAATGATAAATTTGACAAAGATGAATGTACAGCAGCGAATGATAAAAATTGTTTCGGTAAAGAATCAATATGTACAAAAAAACAGGGATTTGCCAAAAGATTAATTCCATCAAGTCAACCAGCCACCATTGGTGATGAAGACGAAGTTGATACTGACCGCATTGATTATGCAAAAACATTGGAACAAGCTTATGATAATTTACAAGGAATGCTTGGTAAAGAGGGTATTTCCGGGTTAACTAGTGAAACTTCCAGATTAGTAGAACAACAATCCAGTTTAATGAGTTCGTTAAAAGGTATGGGTCCAATGTTGAAAGAAGCCAAATCAATGATGGCCGGTATGAAAGATATGGGAACAATGGATACAATGAAAGATATGAAATCATTACTAAGTGGTATTGGTAAATAATTTATATATAGATAAAAACTTTATATATATAAATGACGAGGAGATCTAAAAAATGTCCACCAGGTGTATTTTGCATTGAAAACACCACAATTATATTTTTATTATTAATAATTGCAATATTTTTATTTGTTTTCATGCAAACATCCGTAAAATCTACGAATAATTTAGAACATCCTTTTAGAGATAGATTTCATCATAACATTATGCCTAAAATGGGAGCAAGATTATCCAATCACCCAAGAGACACTTTGTCAAATCCTTATTTGCCACCATTACGTGACGGTAATTATTTTCCAAAAGATTCCGGAGATCCCAGAGGGATACCTATAAATATACCAACACAGGGTAAAAGAACTGAATGGCGTCAAATCGGGATATTAACACGAGAGAATGGTGAAGAAACAATATTACCTTTAATGGGGAGACCGTTATATTCAAATCGTCAGAAATGGCAATTTTATTCAATGAGCGATAAAAATAATAGTGTTAAATTGCCAATTAGCAAAAACGGCCGTAGTTGTTCAGCGGATCATGGATGCGATGAAATATTTAATGGAGATATGGTTTACATAGAAGGATACAACGATTCATTCAAAGCTACTGTTTATGAAAATAATGTTCCTGAATATATTCCATTTGTTTAAAATCGGTGTTTTTTTATTTAAAATATCCAGATTTTTATAAAAATCTTAATTTATATTAAAAAAATAATTTAAAATATCAACAATTATATATAATAATAAATGTTTTCACAAAGAATGTTTGGAAAAACTCCCCTAGATCAATATAATACTAAATTGGATATTTTTAAAATAAAATTTGAAATATTTAGAAATCTTAAACATAATGAAAAAATAGGTAGAATTAAAGTAACCAAAGAGGAATTTTATAGAGAAACTATTGCGCTATCCGAAGCTGAAAAAGCAGCCACAAATGCTGCAAATGCTGCAAATGCTGCAAATGCTGCAAATGCTGCAAAAGAAGCCGCAGCAAAAGCCGCAAATGAAGCAATAGCCGCAAATGAAGCAATTGAAAAAAAATCGGAAGCAGAAGAATCTGAAGAAGAAGAATCGGAAAAATCGGAAGCAGAAGAATCGGAAGCAGAAAAATCGGAAGAATTGGAAGCAGAAGCAGAATCAGAATCAGAAGCAGAAGCAGAAACCACGAATATAATAAATGAAATTTTAGAAAAAAAATCAAAAAAAATCAAAAAAACTGATATCAAATTAGATAGCGAAGACAACCAAGACATTAAAGACAACCAAGATAGTGAAGATAGCGAAGATAGTGAAGATAGTGAAGATAGTGAAGATAGTGAAGATAGCGAAGATAGTGAAGATAGTGAAGATAGCGAAGATAGCGAAGATGACGAAGACAAGGAAGAGTATTATAAATATTATATTTTTGGGATAGGTTATTTTCAACACATTTCAAGATGGTGGAACTCTGAAAATAGAGATAAAACATATAAATATATAGCAGAGGATTTTAAAGATTTTATATTATATTTAGAATCGGTAAAAAATATGTATAGTTCATATTCTTTCAATATTTACTATAAAAATTTATTGAGAACTATACATAAATTTATAAATAAAATAACACCCGGGTTATACAATTTAAAAAAAACATACACCGATAATACAAAAATCAAAGCACAAATAGATAGCATAATTCTGACATTATTTGATTTTAAAAATGAAACAAAACTTATTAAAATACAGAGCAATGGTGTTTTTCTAACAATGTTATATTAAAAAAAAAAAATATATAAATTTTTTTTTTAATTAACAAACAGAATATTTGCAAGTTTTTTATGCACTGTTGATATATTTGAACATTCACCTGGATCACGCACATATACACCGTACCCAGCTTGCCTCATCATTCCATTAGAACATGGTTTTGTTTCATCTAATTTATTAAGACCTTCTCCCAGTTTTCGTCTAATTTCCGTATTCCGTGCATCATCATCGTCGTCTGCTTCTTCTTCAGCAAGTTCTGTTTTAGTTGTTTTTAATACATCTCCATCATTCATTATTTTTATTTTAATATCTTCGGAATTACGAAAAAGAAATTGTATATTAAAGAAATTGAAAAATGGCATGATTTTTGCGTCATCTGTTTTTGTATCTTTTTTGATGTCATTCTCTTTAGTGTCATTTCCTGCGTTTGATTGGTGTGACGAATATGTTTGAGGTTTTGCTTTTTTTCTTTTTTTATTTATATTTGATCGGTTAGAAGAATCAATGTCGTCCCCATTTTCTTTGGGTTCATTGGCATTTTTAACGTCTTTTCTGTTGGTATCTTCGTTGTTTCTAGCGGTATCTTCGTCGGCATTTTCGTCGGCATTTTCGTCGGCATTTTTAACGTCTTTTCTGTTGGTATCTTCGTTTTTTCTAGCGGCATTTCCAGTGGCATTTCCAGTGGCATTTCCAGTGGCATTTCCAGCGGCATTTCCAGTGGCATTTCCAGTGGCATCTTCGGCGGCATTTCCAGTGGCATTTCCAGTGGCATTTCCAGTGGCATCTTCGTCGGCATTTTCGTCGGCATTTTCGGCGGCTTTTTTGGCGGCATTTTCGGCGGCATCTTTGGTATCAACAGCAACAACATTGGTATCAACAACATTGGTAACAACATTGGTATCAACAACATTGGTAACAACATTGGTATCAACAACATTGGTAACAACATTGGTATCAACATTGACAGTTTTTTTAGCGGTAACTTTGGTGGCATCTTTGGTGGTACTTTTGGTGCCACTTGGAATTGTGGCGGTTTCTGATATATTTTCATCACTACCACCAGCACCACCATATTGTTTATTACCACAAGTTATGTAATTATTTAATTTATTTGAATGTGTGTAATTATTTTTTATATTATATAAAATTTTAAGTCTACCTCCTTTATGTATGTAAACTTTTCTTTTCTTTTTACGTTTTTTTCTAACTTTATTTGCATTTTTTATTGTTTGTAGTCGCAAATTGGTTGGTTTGTTTTTTCTAAAACTGGTATTTTTTTTATTTATTTTTTTATTTATTTTTTTATTTATTTTTTTCCTCTTTTTTAGTTTTTTTTTCGTTTGTTTTTTATGTTTTGATTTTAAGATATACTTTATTCTATTTTTTGATATAATCATTTTTACTTATATAAAATGAATATAATAAAATTTGCAACAAAAAATTATATTTAGTAATATATAATGAACATAACAACTTGTTCAAACGAAAGTGATAATGTATTACCTGTTAATTTAATTATGACAGAAATGTTAAATGAATCTCCAAATTTAACAAATTTTCTTTATGACTTTGACCCTAATAAATATAAAATGAAAACAGAATGTCCATCGTGGATGAATGGATGTCAACATGGTTCTTTAAAAATATCACAGATACTATCAAAAGAAGATATTATAAACTTTGCGTCCATCGGCGATTTAACTGGATATGGGAATAATGGTGAAGTGTCATGTTATTATTTCCCAGTATCTTTAAATCTATATGATAATAATTCACCGGATGGTGGAGAGATTGTTATTGAATTAAAAGATAAATCACCACCGAAAGGTAGTGGTTCGGACAGGATATTAATTTTTATACCAATTATAAAGAATAAAGAAAATCAAAAAAGTAAAAAATGGTTTCAGGAAATATCTACGAATACGTCGCAAATTGAAAATTCGGAAACAAAAGTACCTTTTTCTCTGAATGATATCATACCAAAAGCATCGTTTTGGGTATATAATGATATAAGACTACACGGTACAACAAAATCATGTACTAACCCGAACGAAAAAACACATGGTATATTTTTTCAATTTGAAGATGCTATTGGTATAAGTACAGTTGATTTCGACATTATACTCAAAAAAGTTAAAACATTAAAAGATAATGCATACAAATGCGTCACAGATGCGATCAACCCAGAAAAGACAACTCAAGAATGCGAGGTTGGTATGAAACCCGAAAGTATTAATTGGCCGTGGCGTCTAATGAAACCAAATACAGACGAAACTGCCATAGCAGGTGCAAAAGCTGGTGATATTGTAATGAATTCAGAAAAAATGAAGGTAAGGAAATGTTGTATATTCAAAAATGATATTGGTACAAAACGGGGACCAGGTCTCCATAATCAAATCGGAGACCCGTTTTCTTTAACGTGTGAACCAATAATTGATGCCGATGATGAAACACCTATAGATGCAAAAGACCGATTGGAATGGGTAAAAAATATTTATAAATCAACATCACCGGAAATGAAAAACATGTTTACGGCTTTAATTTTCATATGTATTTTGATATTCGTTTTAATGAGTGTACACGTTGTTATATTTAAAAATATAGGCTTATTCATAACTCAAAATGAAATATCGGAACGAGTCCATAAATAATTATAATTTTTAAAAATTTTTAAAAATTATTTTAATATTTTTTTAATATTTTTAAAAATTATATTTTTTTAGCAGAATATAAATTGCCTTGAATGGGTTTAAAAATAGATTCAACATTTCTTTGATTTGTCATTGGTAACATATTATTAATAACTTCTTCTTCTATGGTAACCTGTGGTTTTTCATTAAATTTTTTCATTTTCGCATGTTTAGAAGGTTCGCTTTCCAAATATTTCATATTTATTTTACCACTGATACCCATTGATCTAACAATTAATAAATATCCCGCTACAATTGCTAAAACACCCACAAATTTGCTATATGTTAATAATGAAAATATTACTAAAATAACAACCGTTTTTCCAACAATAGTGTCAATTAGATTTGCCAAATCTAATGGGATGTTTACATCAAATATTATAAACAAAATCAATAAAATACCAAGTAAAGAATGATGCTTCTCTTTTTGTAATTTTTTTAAGAGGTTATTCATATACCATAAGTTAATATTTTAAAATATAATGAAATCATATAAAAATTTCACTTTATTATAATATAAACAATGAATAATGAAATTGCTATATATTTTGGTCAGAAAGGGTATACGATATATAAGGAAAATTTAGATAAAAAAGAACAAGAAATGATTCGTAAAGATTTAACAGTAAAACCATTTGTCCCTAAAAATTCTTTACAAAAACCATCTTCTTTTCCTATATATCGCGAATCACCGAAAAAATTTTATTTACCAAAATATTATGGTTATAAAGAATACGGTGACCCCGAAGAAATACGTTTGAAAGATGGTTACGATATTGATGTACCTTTCAAAGGTGAATTGAGGGATTTTCAAGAACCTATTGTTGATACATATTTAAAAAATGCCAGAAAACACGGGGGTGGTTTATTGGAAATACATACAGGTTCGGGAAAAACGGTTATGGGTTTGAATATTATATCAAAATTAAAAAAAAAAACATTGATAATAGTTCATAAAGACTTTTTATTACGTCAATGGTTAGAAAGGATTGAACAATTTTTACCGACCGCCAGAGTTGGTAAAATCCAAGGAAAGATAATAGATGTGGAAGATAAAGATATTGTCATTGGTATGTTGCAATCATTATCAATGAAAGATTATCCGCAAAAAATATTTGAACAATTCGGGTTATCAATTTATGATGAGTGCCACCATATTTCAGCTGAAGTGTTTTCCAGAGTATTATTTAAATCAGTAACAAAATATAATTTGGGATTATCTGCAACAATGAAAAGAAAGGACGGGTTAACTAAAGTTATTAAATTGTTTTTAGGAGATGTCGTTTATAAAAAAGAGAGAAAGGGTTGCGATTATGTAAAGGTGAAATCAATCCATTATAATAACAGCGATTACGAATATAGTAGGGTTTTATTAAATTGGAAAGGACAGTGTCATTACAGCAAAATGATTAAAAAAATATGCGAATTTACCGAAAGGAGTGAATTTATTTTAAAGGTTTTAGGGGGTATTATTGATAAAGATAAACTAGACAAAAAAAACAATTGTCAAATAATGATACTAGCCCATAATAAATCAATATTAAAATATCTACATGATAAAATAAAGGAAAGAAATATGGAAAGTGTTGGTTATTATGTAGGCGGTATGAAGGAAAAAGATTTGAAAATTTCAGAGAAGAAGAAAATAATAGTGGCGACGTATGCGATGGCGGAGGAAGGTTTGGATATTAAATCATTGACTACATTATTGATGGCGACTCCAAGAGTTAGCGTTGCGCAAGCGGTTGGTAGAATTCTGAGGCAAAAACATGATAATGCGGAAGTATATGATATTGTGGATCAACATAGTGTTTTTCAAAGACATTGGGTAAAGAGGCGCGCGTTTTATAAAAAACAAAATTTCAAAATATTTAAATCAACTAGTGATGATTATGATAATTGGGAATGTATTTATGATAAAAAAGGCGCAAAAGGTGCAAAAGGTGCAAAAGGTGCAAAAGGTGCAAAAGGTGCAAAAGGTGCAAAAGGCACAATAAAAGTCAATACTACTTTGGAAAACCCGTTATTAACAGGTGTTTGTTTAATAGATTTTGAAAATTAAAAATATTTACATTATATAATGAGACCTGTTTACGAACCAGATAAATGGAATAAAAATAAATGCATTTTGAAAAGTCATAATTGTTATATGTATGCGTTAAATAAAATAAATAAGAAAACTATAAATACTTGTAAAAAATATCTAAAACGAAAAAAAACATTCAAAATAAATAAAGTTAAATATAATAAAAGTTGGGAATTTTTATGGGCGAGACCGGGTAAAGCCGCGGGATATTCATTTACAAAACCATATGATTGTAACGATATGATAAAGGGTATAATATTAGATTCACCTAGTATAAAATATATGGGGAAAACTAATAATTTTAAATGTCCAAAAAAATTTTATAGAATATCATTATGTCAAAATAAAGCTGGGAGGGAATTTCATTTTTATAGACAAGATAAAAATGGGTTATGGAGTCATAAAAATGGCTGGAGAAAGGTAACAAATAAAGATTGCAATGGTGACACGATAGCAGATCCAAAACATTCAAGCAACGGGATTTATAATGTGTTTTGTGGTTATTTTTTAGTACCATGTAATGCTAATAAAAAAAGATTTTCAAATGTTACTAAAAAAAATAAATTTTTAAAAAAATAAATTTTTAAAAAAAATTAGGTAAAAATAAATTTTTAAAAAAAATTAGGTAAAAAAATTAGGTAAAAATAAATTTTAAAAAAAAATTAGGTAAAAAAGTAGGTAAAAATTAGGTAAAAAGTTTTAATTTTTACCTAATTTTTTTAAAAAATTTAAAAATTTAAAAATTTAATATAAAGTAGGTACATTGGATTTAGATTTACTGAAATGATTATAGTTATCACCACAGTTATCAGTGTTAACTATTTGATCTCTACCCAATAATCTAGCAGTATCATTTTTTAACCCATCATTGAAACTGGAATAAAATATGGATGACCCACCTCTTTGTCTGTGTCTTTTGCTTTTGCGTCTTTTTCTCTTGCTTTTTCTTTTGCGTCTTTTGCGTATGCTTTTGCTTTTGCGTCTGCTTTTGCTTTTGCGTCTGCTTTTGCGTTTGCTCTTGCGTCCTCGTTTACCAAAACATTTACATTTTCCCTTACATTTACATTTTCCCTTACATTTACATTTCCCTTTACATTTCCCTTTACATTTGCATTTGCAGCTTTTGCGTCTCTTACGTCTACCACCGCATTGTTGTCCACCCGGGTTTTTAGTCATTGTTGGATAACTACCTCTGAAATTTTGAACATCTGCCGCCCCAGCAGCGCTATATCCATAACTAGCCGCACTTTCATGATTGAATTTTGATTCTGCTAAAGATTGGTGACCCAAACCTAGTTTACTACCACCTTGTTGGGAGCCACCTTGTTGGGAGCCACTCTGTTGGGAGCCACTCTGTTGGGCATTGCAATTTGAGTATGGGACCCTTGAAGGTGTCAAATACCCAAATCCCGATTGTGCATCATTTTGCATTGACGCCATTGTCGCACCATAACCGCCTCCTTTATATAATTGTTTCATACCCAATTTGTTAGAACAACCTGTTTTATCAGTGTATAATGCGGTATCCGTATTATTAAGCATTGAAGAAGATAATGACATTTATATATATATAAATATATTTATTTTTATGGCATGATTTTTATGACATGTTTTATTTTTCTTGTGATGAAATGAAGGATATATCTGAAATATTTTCATTTGTACGCGCGATCGGTTCCCATGATTTGAATTTACGATTATAAATACATTTCATATTAATGGAAACATCTTTCATAAATTTAGTTAAACAAATATTCTCAAATTCTATTTCATCATCACTTTCTTCAAGATAATCTAAATTTTCATTTTCCTTTATATTTCTAAATATACTATTTAAAAAGACACTATTTTTATAACTTGACACATTTGACAAACCATGATCAATTATATCATTTTTATCAATACATTGTAATTGGTAAATATCGGGTTGCACGGTTGGGCTAATTCGGAATATGGCATATTTATATATTTTCTCTATAATTGGTTGATTATAAAAAATATTTATATTTTTATTCAAAAACCGATGTTGAATAGAATAAATTTTATATGGTATATTTTTTATTTTATCAAATATTTCTTTATATTTTTGCGTTATGATTGGTAATCCGAAAATAATATCATTTTTTTGATATATTACTTGATTTATTTCATTTTTTAATATATTATATTCTAAATTAAATTTTTCTAAATTGGAAAAATTTTTCAAACATTTATTTTTATAAAAAAACATGTCTTCAATATTAAAAAAATTAATATCATCTTTATTAAATATGGTACCATAAAAAATGGTACCAACACCTATACACAAATTTGATTTAAAACTACAATGTTTCCTTTCAACATTTGCTATTTTATTATTCTTTTTATTTATTTTAAAAATAAATAAAGAATTTTGATTATTGAAATGATGAAACCACGCAAAATATTTTGCCCCGAACGGTATTGTTAAATAACAATCAATATTTTGAACTTTCTTATGAAGTGTTTTTTCATAAGAAAGTTCTATTACAGGAAAATTATATAAAAGATGCTGTTTTTCAGTAAAATTCATTTTATATTTAATACACGTGGTAGTTTTAAATATATTTAATAACTAGTGAATGATTTGGATTCTGCGTCATTAAACATATCCCCCACATTTTCCAATTTTGTAACATTGCTATTTTTTGATAAATTTTTCAAATAATCCTTCAATTCATTTTTCATGGTTTCTTTATCCTCAATTTTATCTTCACTTTCGTAAATATCCTTATATTGTTGCGTTGGTTTTTTAATTAAATCTTTAATTTTTGGCACAGTCAAATTTGTTTTAAAATAATTATATATATTGTGCATTGTAAAAATAAATAAGAAAGATATTATAGTTTGCCTTATTATCCAAAAAATCATCCTATATATATTTTATATTAACAATTTTTTAATATAACTCACCTCGTTTATCATTAATTCATTTAATATACATAATGGATTATTGGTTTTAATATAGAAATCGTTAATTTTATTATCAATCAATTCAAAAGTTAAAAAATAATCATTAAATTTAAATGATATTTCGGAGACATTTAAATTATAATGATTATATGGGATTTGGTAACATATTTTTTTAAATTTATAATATTGCGTTAATTCTATTAATTCATTTGATTCATTTAAAATATTTGAAACAAACTCATACTTTTTCAATACATTATCGTTTAACATATAAACCCCTTCATTTGATAATAAAATGGTTTTGTTATTTATACTATAACTAGTAGTTTTCTTCAAAATATTAATTATATTAAAATTTAAATCACCTATACTAACATTTTTAAAATAAATTTTTTTATAATTTTTTTTTTTAAATGTTTTTTTTTTATTCATTTATTATTATATAATCTAAACTATTTAAACTGATATGGCTAATTATTAACAGAATGGTAAAAGTAATTTTTATTAAAAAAAATGGAACCTTGAAAAATAGTTCAATAAAATTGGACAATATTGATAATTTATATAAAAAATGCAAGTTATCGTCAAATAATAATTTTTCTAAAAGACATACTTGGGTAGATGGTGCAAATTATAGCATTTTTTGCAAAGATGTTGGTAAAGCAGGTAATGAAAATAAATATGAATTGCCACCACCTATAGATACCCCATTATATTTCGGATTAATGGTAATTTTAAAACATACAGGTGAACTTAATATTGATAATTTGGAAGATATTTCTATTCCCGAATGGAAAATTATTTATGATAAATTATTTGGAGGATTTGAAGATATTGACGATGAAGAAGAAAGTGATGATGAATATGTTGATCCTAAAAATTTAACTAAAGAAGGGTATGACAAAAGTGATGGTTTTATTGTTGATTCAAATACGAGCGAAGATTCAATTGAAGAAAGCGAAGAGGAATTGGAAGATAATACCGACGATACAGATGAAGATGAATATTATAGTGAAGAAGAGGAAGATGAAGAAGAGGAAGATGAAGATGGAGAGGAAGATGAAGATGGAGATGAAGATGGAGATGGAGAGGAAGATGAAGATGGAGATGAAGATGGAGATGGAGAGGAAGATGGAGATGAAGATGCTACAATTAATGTTAATACCGTCGCTTCAAGTAATGTTTTATTACAAGTTGGTGAAGATGTTTCAGAGGAAGATGTTTCAGATGTTTCAGAAGATGAAAAAGATTATTTAACGAGTGAAAGTTATTCGGACGAAGAATAATATTTTAAATTGAAAAAATATTTAAATAATAATTATCAATATTAATTATTATTTAAATGGATCAAACCGAGTTTAGAACAAAAATCGTTGGTGTTATCAATAAAAAAATAAAAAATAAAAAAATATCAAAAAATATAGAAAAGGGTATTTATAATTATACTATAAATGAGTCAAAAAATAAGAATATAGTAAGAAAATGGGAAAATAAATATTTTTTACAATTATATAAAAATAGATTAAGGAGCATTTATTTAAATTTGAAAAATGCAACATTTGTTATAAAAATAAAGAAAAAAGAAATTACGACAAAACAATTGGAAAAAATGTCACATCAAGAAATATGTCCCGAAAAATGGAATAAATTAATTGATGCTAAAATTAAACGTGATATAAATATGACATCTGTAAATATGGCGGCTGCGACAGATGAGTTTAAATGTTATAAATGTAAAAAAAAAAAATGTACATATTATCAATTACAAACAAGGTCAGCAGATGAACCAATTACAACATTCATTACATGTTTGGTATGTGGTAATAGGTGGAAATGTTAAATTAATATATATAAATTATATATAAATTATATATTAATGGATGAAACAATTATTGAATATAAATACTTGAAATTAGATAACGGTGAATATACTTGGGACATATGGCCAAAGAATAATACACCTATCAATACGGGACAAATATTCCCGAGTAATGTTGCACCACTCCAATTGACATATAACATACAATACGATTCAAGTGGAAATCCATTTAATAATTTAAATATAAAAATACCAAATGATATATCTAAAAATATATATATATTTGCACCGCATACAGAATTTGAGGATATGGTATTAGTAAATAATAATTATAATAAAAATGAAAATTTGCCATTATATAATAAAAATGGAGATTTGCCAAGCATATTTAATAAAAATATTTCGTTTAGCAATATTAACAGTATTACACACAAAAATGAAACAAAATATAATTGTACAACATTTGATATTAGTGAAAATAAATTATATACTAGAGAAGAAAATTCTACAAATTTTATTTTAAAACCAGGGAAATGGTATTTTGCATATGATTCAAGTGGAGCTGGGTTTTCAGATGACCCAAATGATATACATATTGCTGCAGATAGCCAAGATGGGTTTTTAATATCATCCATAAAAATCCCACATATAGATTTTTTATATGATATTAAAGCTGTAAATATGCAGTTAAATAATAAAACATTTAATAATATTTTTTTAACATTACATAACGATGAATTAATAAATATACGTGATCATTTTTCAAGATATTTTATAACACTCGGGAAACCTAACGATACTCAGTCTTACTTATATCTATATTTTGAATTTTTATTATGGACACCCGAAAACGAAAGCAATGTTAATATAAATAACCCATGGTTTTTACCTGAAAACTACAAAGGTATTGATGATGTGAGAATTAAAGAAAGTCCGACTTATTATTTAGATTCAGAATTAAATGAATCATTATATAGCAATGAGGGTTTAACTCAAAATACCCCTAGTTATAAACAGACTGTATGGTTTGCTAATCATATTGCGACTATTCGTGATAGTAGACCTATTAATGGAAATGCTAACGATATATGTTACAATACTGTTAAATTAATTGATAATTCCAATAATATTATTGCGGATTTAAGTAAAAATTTCATGAATGGGATAATTCAAGATATTAGTTTTATAAATATAGAAATCAATGCAGATGGGACACCGGTTTATGAAACCAAATCTATTGATAATTGGGAGGCATTGTTAACATGTCCAAGTGGTGTTAAATTAACCAATTTGACAAATGGTTTAACAGTTGACGGTAGTCGTAATATATTATCTAGTTATGCCGATAGTAGTGATAATTCAGGGTTTTCTTTGGGAATAGTAGGTGGTGGCATATACAATTCAATTTATCCGGGATATATATTTAAAGATATTTGTGGAAATGTATTCCCAAATTCATCTAATAATATTAATTTTGTCAATTATGGTATACAGTTTGGTATAGTTGGTGGCAACTCAATAGTATCTTCACCATTTACCATACGGTATAAAATAAGAAAAAGTACAAATGGACATGATGTTTTTATTTTTATCAATGAGACATTTGTTACAAAAATAAACGATAATGGGTGTAAATTAAACGATATTAAATATTGGGGAACACCATTTAATCAATCAAACCTGTATAAAGAATATAATACCAATGGTTTGTCAGCTAAATTAAATGATCCACCGATTGGCAAAACAATTATAATGCAATCAATAAAAATAAATTATATAGAAGATATTTACCGTCCAGTTGGTTTACAAAATACTTCGTTTATCGAAGATATTTTATTAAACGATACCGAATATAATGAGGTTAACGGAAATGTTATGGCTACAAGCAATGTAAGTTTAAACTTCACCGATCACGAACACAAACAGACAACCGTGACCACAACTTACATTGGTGGCAGTGGTGGTGAGGGTGGTGAGGTTGGTACAGATATATCTGTAAATTCAGTAAATAATTATCCATGCACAATTTCTTATAAAATGTTTGAGGATACAAACATAACGCCTCTGTATGATAATTCCAGTAATATGATTGACGAACAACAATCTGTTACCTCAGACGATTTATCAGGTGTAAGATCTCTCAAGCCTTTCACTAATCCGACGTACGAACAAATTGAACCTTTGAACTATTCTTATATATTTGACGCGGGGTTATCGGGTAAAATTGTATTGACTATCAATGATTTTCAATTTTTACACGGTTTGTCGGAGGCCAAAGATAGGTTGGAAATAGTGTCAGGTGATTTATCCAATAACACTATTATTTGGGAAAAAATACAACATAGAGGTGAAGACATTGTTTGGATGCATAATTTTAAAAATAATGGCGGTTTTTATGATACAACACCAATGAATGATTTTAATTTATCTAAAAATACGAAAGTTGATACCACAAAAGCAAAAGATGCTGGTACATTTGACGTATCAGAAAGCAATATTGTCCCAGCAGAGTATACAGATTTCGTTGAAGTTTCAACTATAAAAAAAGATGAACCGGAAGCGAGAGGATATTGGCAAGTTGAAGGCGGTTCGTACCATAGAAATAGAGAAACCATTTCGTATATGAGAGCCACAGAACCGGGTTTAATTGGTGGTGCAGATTGGCAAATAAGCCTTAATACTTCTCCATGGTCGTCACGTGCATACTTTAAACATAATAGTAGTGGCGCACACGGTGCTGCTGGTACACCGATAAAGCGGGATGACAAAGTCACCAATTCTAATAATTTGACAGAATGGACTATTGGTTGGGTTGGTACAGGTTGGGCATACACTATATTTTATTTAATTACTGAAAGATGTACACGAAAAACTGAAATAACTACGGTATGGTCCAATACTTATGGAACTCATAATTATTCTACACCCGGTACACCTGTCACACTTTTTAACAGAGATTTCCGAAATGGTACCAACGTGAAAATGTTGTTTAATGGTATATCGTCACCAAATGTTAATGGTGCCGATGGTACGGATAAGTATGGTGTTGACGAAGCAATTGGAGCAATAGAACCAGATCCAGCAGTACTTTCATTGGTAGATATTAACGGTTCAATACTCCCAAAAAATAAAAAAAGAGCCCTTGCAATTTCAAAAAATGATAGTAATAGTACAATTAACTATAAAATATATACAGAAAAAAGATTTGTGAGAATGAATTATTTTGCTATAAGAAGTTCTACAAATAGTGGATTTGAAATTAAGGTTGATAGAACTTTAACACCCGATGAGATAGAGGTATTAACAAAAAAATTTAAAGATAATCAAAAGACCACCTTTATACAAAAAGATAGGGGTATTTTACCATCAAAAGATATTTATAATTTGGAATTATCAGGGAACCAAATAGAAAGTATTTGTAATGAAATTGAACCAAATGGTATTTTTAAAAATAGCAATAATTATGTTAATAATAATAATGAAGTGCCATATATTTCACTATGTAATTATTATTTAAGAGACATATCAAATGATATAATTTTATCAAGTCATATAAAGAAAACAATATTAGATGACGACTTAAGTTACCAATATGATGATAATCGTAACTTGAGGGAATTAAATATAAACCCCGATCCTAGAAAAATAAACCCAATTATGGATAATTCAAATAATAAAATAAAACAAAAATATAATTATTCTGTAAAATTATTTAATAAAGACAGAGAATCAACGTTACCATATATCCCCAAAATATTACCAACCTCCTTTATAACACAATCAAATATTATTGAATTTATATTTTCAAATAAAACCAAACTGGTTTTAAAACAAAATTTATTAGATTATTGGTTAGGTGATATTTATAAAACATATATTAAACTATATTTATTTATTTGGGAACCATTTTCAGACCATTTGGGAGTTAATGGTGGCAAAACAAACGCTGATATACTAAATAATCAAAATGTGGATAAAGATCATTTAAAAACGTTACTTAATATTGATTTTGATAATTTGAAAGGGGATACTAGTGGCAATGTTACTTTATATACACCAATTGATAAGACTTCTAATAGATTTGATAAATTATTAGAAATAAATTTTGATACTACTAAATTTTTTTATGGTAAACATAGTATAGGGTTTCCAAATGATAATTTTACTTACCTAATAGATAAATTTAAAGGGCAATATATATTTAATTGGACGTACATGGTATTTCAAGAAGATGGTGTTTATAAAAAAATAACACCATTCAAAATATTAGAAATTAATGCAAATATGTCTCAATATGATATCTCGCCTCAGATATTTGACACAAGTAAATTTGCGAAAGATGATTTTATATATGACACAAATGCACCAAATATATCATGGGACGCTATGGAGGAATCGTTTACTATAAAAATAAATGATGACGAAAAAAAAGAATTTCAAAATTTTTTAATAAGAGAGCAAACCGAAATGCGTTTAAAAAATAACAACAATGTTGATATTTCATGTGTTGAAATAGGTTTTTATTTATGGACACCGAATAATTGCAAATATGATAAAATTTTAGGGGAAGATTTATCATCCAATTCTGGATGGGTTCTACCGAATGATTATTATGGTATACAAGATCCAAGAATAAAATTAACTCCTTATAAATCTAGTGGATTATCATGGAATCCACAATTCAAATCAACGACAATTGATCCTAGTAATGTGACACATTATGGTTATAATTTTGATTTATCTGGTACTTTGACAAAAAAATTTACTTTCAAAAAAAAAGAGGGTATAGCGTTTGATATTTCAAATAGCATATCCGATATATCTTTTAATGATATTGTTTGGGATATTTCAAGAGGTATCATTAATTATGATGAGAATAAATATGGTATAGGCGTTAGTGGTATCCCAAATACACTTGATTATATAAAAATAGATGAAACTACCAATGTTGAATATAGTATACCGTATTTAACAAGATGGTTTTATACTGTATGGGACACCTCAAATCAAAAAATTGAAAGTCGTGTTATCAAATTAACAGGTGATTTTGGAGGTGAAGAATCATTTACTATAGATTTTAAACTTGATAGAAATTATTATTTTGAATTAAATACCACAGGGATGGAAGGTGCAACACCGTTTAATACATTGTTAAAGGAATCCATTGATACCGGTTTAACATTTGGGTATGGTGTAAATACAGATTATTTATTAATAAAAGTGGATTCCGTCATTTACAAATTGAATGTGGAAGAACCACCGTTGAATTATAAATTTTTACAATTGGATGGCTATGGGGATATTTTAAAAGTGAACGACGTCCCGGTAAACATAATAGATAATTCAATTAAGAACGCCACTTATGGTATAGGTATTAGAATAAATGGAATAGATATCACACTAAATTCAACCGGTAGTGGTTTACCAACGTATTCATTATATATTAGACAATCAACTGAACAAGAAAAAGTATTTTATGATTCTTTGCATAAACATAAAATAGTAAAAATGGAAGACACTGATATACGAAATAGACTTTCAAATTGGGAACCAATGAGACATTCTCAAAATACAAGTGTGCAATCGGATAGTAATAATTATTATTTAAGTGATAATCAATATGAATATGGTGTATTATTTTCTACAAATATTAATAAAGTAGTTGAAACGGTGGTTACCACTGTAGTGAAACTTAGCGGATGTGAGAAATGTAAACCTATTAACCATAGTTCAAAAGAATATTTTAACAAAAAATTAAGATATTCAAATAGAGAGAAACAAAATAGACAAAATGCCTCAAAATTCAAGAGTATATGTTAGTTATTTTTATTGAATATAATTTTATATATATATTTTAATGGTAGAAATAAAATATATTACAGATATTTCATTTAATAAATATTTAATATCAAGAAAAAATATTATTTTAATATTTTATAAAAATAGTTATTTCAATGAGATTAAAATAAATAAGACAATATTTTCAAAGGTTACCAATATGAAATCAGTCAATAATTCATTAAATATATTTAATATTCATTTTGTTACAAATGTTGCATATGATGGAACCATCATTACAAATATATTAATTCAAAAACAAACAATACAAGATGATGAGGATTTTATTAAATTTAATTTAATAGCTTTAAAAATTGGTAATTGGAAAACTATTTTTGATTTAGGGATTATTTACGAAAAAATTAATACTGTTGTGAATTTTTCCGGGACTATAAAATATAAAAATAATTATAAAGAAATTAAATTACATTGTTCAATAATTTTACCACAAAATAACTTAACCTCCAGTGTTATTTTAGATAAATTAATAGGTATCCCAGCTCTAAAACATATATTATTACCTTATTCAAATACTAACAATGATACTAAGTTGGTATTTTACCCATTGATAAACCCCATGCCAAAATTAAAGATAAATTCAAAAAATAATAAGTCACAACTTGTAATATTTAATAATTTTAAAACAATTAATTTACCAGAATATTCAGGTGCTAACTTTGATAGTATTATTAAAAAGGGGATTAAAGTATCTATGAAAACATTAAGAGTTACCGATAATAGCGGCGAAATATTATCATTTGAAGTGGTCCCTGAAACGACAAATATTTTTTATAAAGTGTCTTATGGTGTATTAGACGTGTCATTTAATATATTTTCTTTTAATTTTATAAATAACTATTCCAGGGAATATTTTAAAGATTTAAATTATATACAAGAAAATAATAAGATAATTATAAATACCAAAACGAATAGTATAATTGGCGAAAATACACCTTCTATTTTTAGACAGAAGGCAATACTACAAGGATTGAAGTATGATACAGCTACAAATCACGCAAATTTTACAGTAACTAGTGATTCTATAACAAATAAAAAAAGACCCTTTATAACTGGTACATGCGATAAAAAAAATAATTTTTCGGAAGAAGAGGCAAACATTATACAGATATCTTTTAACGAAGGTGAAAGTGACAAAAAATTTGAAGTAGAATTCAATACATATGGTTTGGATCAATCTGGTGCATGGTATAAAGATTTAAATGATGGAGATGTTTTGGCATCTGAGGGTATAACATTAACAGATCTATCGTTTAATATTGATACGTCTTTTAATAATATTACAATTAAATTATATGATAATCGGGAAGCGTATGCATCAACGCCACCCATTGTGAGTGGTGAAATTAATTATGATTTGGAAATTAACACTAAATATATTGAAGGCTACGATGTTTCATTTCAGGGCATGTATAAAAAGGGATTAATCGGTGAAAATAATCATTTGAAAATAAATATGATTGGAATAAATGCGGATATATTTGAGACTTTTGATCTGGAAGGTAGTCCCCTAAATTTTAAAATAACAAATAATTTTAATTTTAATATTGAAGTGTTCGGTAGAAATATGTTAAATAACAAAGTTAGTGGAAATTTTATTAAAAGTAATAATATTGGAAAAGAATCGTATATATTAAAAAGGAAGCATTTATTTTCTGAACATTATGATATTTCAAATGGTGTATTTGAAATATATCCAAGAGTATTGGATGTAGCGGACGATTTTCTTAAATATAATGGTACCGTCGGATCAATATCAGTTAAAACCACTTCATCAAATGCGTTATTTTCCAATATAATAATTGATGACATAACTGTTAATATTACTGGAATTAATAATGATAATAACAGATTGATAAACATAGATCCACCAACCGAATTATCAACCCCTATTAGTTTTTCAAATATAAATGATAATTTTTTTGATAGATTGGAATTTCGCCCTATTCCAAAAATAATAACGGTGTTAGATATTAGCACCAATTTATACTATAAAGTCAAAACATTGTTACATCAAGAAAATAATCAAGATACTCAATATTTTCAATTTGAACGTTTGAATTTTTTTGATCAGAGCATTCTTGAAAGTGATATGAAGAATAACCAAAAAGATGGTGTGCAACATTATAAGACGACTACAAATAGCACGGAAAACGTTGATTTCAATGTGGTTGAAGATAATACATACCATTTTGATATGTCTGATGAATCTAATTATGGGTCAAGATTGCGATTTTTTTCAGACTTAGAATGTAAAAACGAATTGGTAAGAAATAAAAAAATCACTTTTATTAATTTTAATGATATCATTTTTGATGATTTTGAAACGGTAGCTGAATATTCTACAAACATTGATCCAGGAAAACCGGGCGCTTATGTTAAAATTAAAATACCGAAAAAAGAAAAAATAAAAAAAAAGACGATTGATAATGAAATTGGTGTTATTTATTACAAGAATAAATTTAAATACAACGCACTAGGAAGTGAAGTTGGTGAAATTTATATACATGCAAAAAAAAACATAGATATTAAGAGAGCGACTATATCCGATATCACAAAAACAGAACCTGGTAAATTGAGTTACGCCCCTGCAAATTATGAAATATTTTCATCAAAATATGATGTAAATCATAATATTTGGAAAGATGTATCATTTAATTCAACGTTTATTTCAACAATACAAGATATATCTTATACTGAAATAAGTCCTGGAAATATATCTATTTTAAATAAAGGACAATGGTATGATAAACAAACGTTTATATCTACGGATCAAACTTTTAACACTGATAAAATGACCAAATTCGTATTCAACCACGAATTGCAAAATGTTATATTGAATATTTCATTTATTAATACTGCAAGCGGAGTGTTTAATGGCGATGACTTGAGTTTGAATAATTTTTTGGATGGCATTATAGCAGATATTAGTTATAATTATTATGCGGACATCTCAAATAATGAAGATGGTGGCAAAAGTATTTTTTTTGAGAAATATGAAAAAGATTATAGTGGGAATATATATTTGGTTGGTGCTTTGGTTGGTAGTAGTTATAATTTTTGCCAAATAAAATTAAAAGATCAACTTTTGTCCAACATACATTTTGAAAATATTTTGAAATCTGGTAGAAAATTTATATCGAATAGCATTACAAAAAATTCTTTAATAACTGCTTATAATGGTGACAATGATGGTGATATTTGTAATAATATTATATGCAATAGAGTTATAATAAATAAAAGAAAAACTGGATCGGACACATTTAGTTTGTTAAATCCGGTACAAACCTTAAATTTAATATTCACTGATAATCAAATTTCATATGGTATTGGAAGTAATAATGTCACCGATAAAGACATATTAAATAATGAAAGTGACTATAGAACAATTGGTTATTCTCCCAATTCACATAAGCTATTTATAATGGTGGATGTTTCCGGTAAAATTTTTTTCGGGGATAACGATGATAAATTTATTTTCAAAACGGGCGATATTAACGTTCCCGATAATTATAAATTGGTACTGAGTTTTCAAGATATATCTGGAATTAATAATGAAAACGCAAATTCATATGAATATATTACACCTTTATCACAAAATATAGATATCGCCTCAATTTTTATTAGAAATAAAGGTGGTCTCTCGGGTACTTTAAAAAATGGCACGACCAATATACCATTTGAAAACGTTAATTTTTTAGGCGCGACAATATTTGATTTATCCAAAGTTCCCATGAACGACGAATACATATTTAAAAGTGGTGATTATTTTAAATACAATCAAACAACAGGAAGTGGAGATTATATCGGAGATATTTCGTATAACGGTGCGTGGTACGATGCGTCGGGTATAACTGGTGTAGATGAAACAAATAATATAGATGAAACAAATAATATAGATGAAGATAGACCCATTGACATATCGGGCGGTAAACACGGTTTTTGGTTTGTATTGGATGTTTCTTCTGAAACCGTGGTTGACCAAATTTCAATAACTGGTACGAGCGATTTATCCGAAAATCCTAAAAGTTTTTACGTATATGGTTCCAATTCTAAAATACATGATGAAAATGTTGACCCATCCAATAATAAAAAATGGACTTTGCTAAATCGTTTTTCGTATTTTGATGGAAAAAATTATGAAATTAAAAGAAATGATTATAATGTTAATAATAATTATACCATTTATCGTGACCTATTTATTGCTCAACATAAACCCACAGTGACTGCGACTGGTGTAACCGATGAACAAGTAAAGAAGTTTAGATATTATAGATTGCTAATAACTCAAACCATGGGTGAAAAATATTTTAAAATTAAAAATATTAAGCTAACAAAAAAATCAGTTGTGATGAAAAATAAGGATAATGAAAATATAAATCATTATACCGAATATTTAAATTCCGATAATTATAGAACAAGTGTAAATTCTCAAGATTTATTTAATACATATCCATCGGTGCATCCATTTATATCAACAAGTGTGTTAAATTATGATAAGAATTCGTTTTCACGATTGGAGCAAACCATTGATACATATGAATTATTTAAATTTGATGGGACGTATGCTGTGGGTGGTACGTCAAAAACGTATTACGGTGATTTGTCATTGAATGGTTTATATTTAACAATGGAAATAAGCAACAGTGATGATGTATTACAAACTATAAATATAAAGGGTTTGGGTGGAAATGGGAATATTGATTCTGGTACGAATATAATGGTTAATGATATTTCCGCAAATATAAGAAAATTACATATATTTGGTAAAATTAAGAATCCTCAAAATACGGATTTACAAGGTAATGTGATATATAAAAAAGATCACCGTACAGAAATGTATTCTAATTACAAATGGGAGTATATCACAGATTTAAGTTATAATGTAGAAGAGTTTTATAACGGTGGTTATGTAAAACGATGGATAAAAAATAAGTATAATTCCCAACATATTTCCGATAAAAATTATAAATATTATAGATTTGTAATATCTGAAAATTTTGGAGCACCCTATATCTATATTAAACATATTAAGTTGGGGAAGGCTCAAAATATTATTGATAAACGTGAAAAGGCACACACACTAACAGATATGTCGTATAATATTATTACGAAAAATACTATGGTAGAAACCGGTTTTTTTAATTATAAACCAAATATTAGAGAAATAGCTTTATCGGATGAGAATAAATACGATGAGAATAAATACGGCGCTTTTAATGATATTTCTTTAAACAATATATTTGTTCAAGTATGTAATATAAAAACTTGCGATGATGTGCAAATTAGAATACTTGACACTCGTGAAGCATTAATATCTTGGCAGTTTGATTGTTCCAATGTATACATTGATGTTAAATTTAACATATATAGATTGCAAAATTCAACCGATGTATTAACTTCAAATAAACAAATATTACTAGGAACAACAAAAGATAAATTTTTTTATGACAGGACACCGATACCATTTATTATTAGTCAATATTCAATTGAACCGGTTATATCTTGGTTAGATCAAACTATTAAATTAAAACGGGTATCTGTATCAGAGTTAATATGTAAAAATAATAGATTTCCATATGGTAGATATAATGTTAGAGGTGACAATCCAAAATTATTTTCATATGTTAATGGTCCCGAGACCTCGGATCCTGAAAGGAAAGGTGGTGGTGTAAAAGACCCAGGTAATTATACTGGTGGGTATTGTTCCCAAAATAATATGTCGTCAAACCCAAAATCAAGTATTTTATTTAAAAATACCAATGTTATGACAAAAAAACAAATTTATTCAATGCTTTCTAAAGGAATGCGGCGACCTTTTCGTTAAATCCATACACTATTCCATAATATCCAAATCATTTATATCCCAATATTCGTTTGTACCATCCGGAAGCGGTCTCCTAATTATAAATGGTATTTTTTTGTTATTTAATTCCATCTTTGCCAATGTAATACCATCAATAATATTCGCAGGTGCATTTATAAATAGATCGCTACCGGCATTTATTTGTTTAGCTCTTAACCCAATTATCTTTGCCTTTTCATATCGGGTTAATATTGGTAACGTTTTATGATTTTCATCGTCAATTAAACCTTTTTCATTTCTGTTTATTTTTATCAATGATTGTAGTTCTTGATTATTTATTTGTTTAATTTGCGGATGATATATTTTGAATATGTCTTTTTCTATATAATTTTCAATTAAATCCGTTTCTTCTTCTTCTTCATCATCACTTAATTCCACATTATAATTATTTTCCGTTTGTCCCAATTGTGAGAGAAATGTTTCATTAATTTCAGTCATATTTATATTTTAATAATATTATTTATTTGAAAAAAATATTATCAATTTTATTGTTTTTTTGCTATGTATTTTTCCATGTATAATCGCATTCTGAACATAAATAAATATATTTCATATTATTGTTATCATACCTGATATAAATAATTTCAGGTTTATCTTCGGTGCAAGATTCATTTGGACAACTAATATTTTTAATTCTTGGTAACGTAGGATCTAATTTTGTAAATTCATTAATAACATTTTTATATATTTCTGTTGTTTTTTTGATATGTGTTTTTGAAATACAAAAACTTTCTTTATTATTTATAATATTTGTATCATTATCACCACATTTTCTGCAAAAATACATTATATTATCTGCATTTTCTTCTGAAATTTTTAGATAATACATATTACCACATTCTTTACAAAAGTGCATTTTATATAACTATATAATATATTTTAAATATATAATTTTTAATCAATTTTATTTTTATAAATTCCGGTCATTATAAATTCCGGTCATTATAAATTCCGGTCATTATAAATTTAAGGTGGCAATTTGTATTTTTTTTACATTTTCATATAATTTTTCATAATTAATATGTGAACTCATGTTATTATATATACTGAGCGTGATTGTTTTTTTTGCGGTGCTTATTTTTTGTAGTATCTTTTGTTCTATTTCCAATTTATTATTTTTATAATTTGTTATAATAATATCATTGAATAAATTAAATTTATTTGTAATTTTTTTATTCAATACCTTCAAAATAGAAGTATTATAATTTTCAAATTCAATAATTTCATTATATTTTTTAAAATCCTTATACTTTTCGGTTAAACCAGGCTCATTTAATAAGGGTTTATTGTGAAATAAAGTTACCAACGTTAATAATACACTTCTAATAGTTTGACAAGATGTCCATTGTTCCCCCCTCCACGTATTTAATATTGATAAACACACCTTTCCTGATTTATATAGATTTGGGTGGAATCTGGTATATCCATTGTTTGTTAAATATTTTAATTTTGGAGGAACAAATGGGTATTCCATTGGAAATGTAATTTGAAATAAATAGTACCCATTGGCATATAATGTATCTGATGGACCTATAATTAATGCGTGAGCCTGTAACATATTTGTTTCATCGTGAATATAATAAATACCATTATCAATCAATGGGTTTTTTATAACATCTACTATATCTTTTAATAAACGTTTTTGATTAATTTTATTCATATTAATGATAATGTATGGCTATTTTTAAATGTATTTGGTAGAATGTTATTAAATTTAAAACTTATTTTTTTAAAATATTAAAATTGAATATAAAAATAATTATATAATATCTACAATATATAATTGTCGTATGGCAAATTTTAGTGATATCAAATCCCTAGATGCATTATTAATACAAAGTAAATTTAATAAATCTGACGATACACCAAAACCAACCCATACACGAATAGGTAATGCACAATTAAAAATTTTCGGAGGTTCATATCATATTGATTTATCTAAAAAAAATATAAGAAATAAATTTTTCAAATTGTACAATAGGAAGGTTTTGAAAAAAGGTTTTACGGAATATCTTACCGAGTTGCAAGACAAACAAAATGGTGGACCCATGTTAATTGACTTAGATTTTAAGTTTGGTAATAATTTATCCGAGAGAATTTTTGATGCCGATATTATAAGTGATATGGTATCTATTTATGTTGAACAAATTATGAAGTTATATGACCTATCGTGTATTAAAACCTTTGAAATTTATGTATTATTGAAGGATGATATGGTGGAGGATGATATGAATAATTGTATAAAAGATGGTATTCATATTCATATTCTTTTGAAAACGAAACATGATTCGCAAATGGTATTGAGAAAACACGTTTTGGTTGAAATGGATAATCAAGTATTGGATGATATTGAACACATTAATGACATTGATGATATATTTGATAAAAGTATAACCAGTGGAAATACGGGATGGTTACTATATGGTTCAAGGAAACCCGGTGGTGAACCATATAAATTAAAATACAAATACGACATTACGCTTGACGATGATGATTATGAAATTGATAGTAAAAATATTGAAGACGAAACATCTATTCAAATCTTAACAAAATTAAGTTTATCAAACGACATTCCTCTGATTGAATTAAAAGAATCTTTTAAAAAAGAAGCATATACACCAACCAAGCAAAAAAATACAATCGTGATAAAAGAAAATCATATTGGGAAAGATTGGATAATTAAAAGTTTTCAAAATATCACCAACGAACAAAATTGTGAAAGTATTATTGCGATTATTTTATCAAATGAGCAAAACTCTTTATCAAATATTTCAGAAATTAATAATTATGTGATGCATTGCTTGGATGAAAAATATTATGAACCCCGAAGCGAATGGATACGTGTTATGTGGGCCATGAAAAATATTAATCCATTATTGTACCCATTCTTCTTAAAATGGTCATCTCAATCGGATAAATTTGATTGGTCAGATACTGTATCCATTTTTAAACAATGGAATGAAACAAAGTCAAATACATTCACAGAGGGTTCAATTAGATATTGGTCAAAGATTTCAAACCCAGATGAATATAAAATGATTAGAGATAATACCACAAATTCTTTCATTGAAAACACTTTATTGGGTAAAGGAACTGATCATGATATTGCCAAATTAATACATCATTTAATGTTTGACAGTTACAGATGCACCTCCATAAAAGGTAATGGGTGGTTTCGTTTTAGAAACCATCGGTGGATTACGTCGGAGTCGGGAACAGGTTTGAGAAGGAAATTCTCATCCTTTATATCACCCTTATATATTCAAAAACAAACAGAGATAATGGAAAAGATTCGCACTGACAATGATATGAGTCAAGAAACACAGGATAAATTGACACATGAGGCGGCGATATATAATAAGATTTCCATGCGGTTAAAATCAACATCTCAAAAAAATAATATAATGACAGAATCAAAGGAATTACATTTTGATAATAAATTGGAAAATAGATTAGATGAAAATCCTTATTTGCTATGTTTTAAAAATGGTATATTTGATTTTGAACAAAAAATGTTTCGTGATGGAATCCCGGAAGATTATGTGTCAAAATGTACAGATATTGATTATGTCAGGTTGGATAAAAATAATGCACAACAACAAAAAATCATTAGCGAAATCAACGAATTTATGGATCAATTATTTCCAAATAAAAGGTTGTGTCGTTATGTTTGGGAACATTTTGCTTCTTGTTTATTGGGAACAAATCAAAATCAAACGTTTAATATATATACAGGGGTTGGTAGTAATGGTAAATCCGTTCTAGTGAAACTGTTATCAATGATATTGGGTGATTACAAAGGTACCGTACCAATTAGTTTAATTACTCAGAAAAGATTGGGATTGGGTGGAACCTCATCAGAAGTTGCGCAACTAAAAGGTCTTAGATATGCGGTTATGAATGAACCATCTAAAGGTGATGAAATAAATGAAGGTATAATGAAAGAATTAACAGGTGGTGACCCAATTCAAGCTCGTGAATTATATAAATCATCCATCACATTTATTCCAATGTTTAAAATGGCGTGTTGTACAAATACGTTATTTGATATTAAAAGTAATGATGAGGGTACTTGGAGAAGAATTAGGGTGGTAGATTTTCAATCTAAATTTATAGAAAAACCAAGTGACGATCCGAATGATTTTGAGTTTAAAAAGGATAAATCATTGGAAAAGAAATTCCTTAGTTGGGCGCCGATTTTCGCAAGTTTATTAGTGGATATTGTGTTAAAAACAAATGGTACAGTTGAAGATTGCGATGAAGTGTTGTCAGCCAGTAGACAATACAGAGAAAATCAAGATTATTTGGCTAAGTTTGTTAGCGATAAAATCAAACCATGGATATTTAATGGTGAAAATCCAGAAAAAACAGAAAATAAAATATCTAAAACAAATATTCAAAACGAGTTTAAGGAGTGGTGGAAACGTGAATATAATACACGTTGTCCAAAAAGTCAAGAACTCGTGAATTATTTAAATGTAAAACTGGGGCTATATAAAAAAAGAGGGTGGTGGGGTTATGAAATAATATATGATGAATATGATAGCGATTAATATGATTAATATGATAGCGATTAATATGATGAATATGATTAATATGATAGCGATTAATAATATTATTATAAATATTATTAATATCTTAAACGATGGCACGCTTAGTACTAGCTGGCTTAGCACTAACTAGCTTAGCAATAGCACGCTTAGCCATAGCAGGCATAGCCATAGCACGCTTAGCCATAGCAGGCATAGCCATAGTCGGCATAGCAGGCTTAGCTGGCTTAGCAATAGCACGCTTAGCCATAGCACGCTTAGCAATAGCAGGCATAGCAGGCATGGAAATGAATGGTTTTGGTGTTGTTATCATTACCATTATTTTTTTTACAATATAAAAAATTGAGGTACCAGTACCAATTATAACAAGTATAAAAAACGTATATAATATATCCAATTTGAAATGTCCAACTTTATCAATTATTAAATTAAAAATCATTTTTAACAAATATAATGGAAAAATAATTAAAAATATTAAAAAACCAACAATTTTCTTATTTTTATGCAATTTCTTATTTATTAATATAATGACCAATGCACCCAATAATATAAAATAAACATATTTTAAATACACCTTTAAATTTGATTTTAAATCATAATCTTTACTATAAAACTCTATTAATCTTTTATTAATACCTGATTTTTTATCTATTGTATATAGTTCGTTCTCCATTTTAGTTTTATTTTTTTCATATACACCGTTCACCGATTTTAAATTATTCCGCGAGTCAAATAAAGTTTTTATTTTTATTGTTTTTTTTTTAAGTTTTTGAAGTATTGAGTTTAACCCTTCCTCCGCGTCAAAAAAATGTCTAGCTAAAACACGTTCATCTTTGTCTCCATACGACCAACATTGACTATCGTTCTCGCCGGCCATAAACCTAGGGTTATTTAACCCACTATATAAGTTGCAATTACCACCTGCTAAATTTATAAATTTACAAGCATTGTTATCGTACTCCGCACACTTTTTCTTACATTCAGGTAATGATAATGTCCCGAATGTTGTTAATAATTTTCCGGGATTATGTGCGTTCTCGGTTCCAGTAGGAGTTGACTTCATAACAATATTACATTTTTGACCAAGTTTACCTTCTCTATACCAATTAAATTTTCTTTTATTTTTATTAAAGTAATATTTGGTTTCTGCTATACCATCTTTTCTAGATTGTACCATATTTTTAAGTGCTGATAAACTCGTTGGGATAGTAAATTGAGACATGATTACTATAAGATTAGAAATTAATTAACAGTTGTAAATTTTAAACTTGTATTTTTAAAAGTATTGTTATTTAAATTATTTGATGGAAATATATTTTTACAAGATTTACAACCATTTGTATTTAATACGGAGAACCCCTCCTTTGTACCATATGATTCTGAAGTATCATTACATTGTAGTCCCAATAATTTATTCATGTTGAAAGTGTTTTCTTTTATTGCATCATTTGTTTCATTTTTTTTAGGAAAATTAAATTTACCATAATTAATATTATTTCTTCGGAAGTTCCAAAATAATTTTTGTAATAATAAAAGTGTTGCGATAAAAACTATAATAACTATTATGATTTTTGTTAAGAAATCCGGTAATATTCCTCTCGCGTTGAAAAATATGATTAATAAAACAAAAAAAGAACTATAAACTATTGTTTTTAATACAGATTTATGTTCATTATTTTTTGAATATTCATATTCGCCAATTTGAGCCATTCTTTGTTTATTATTTTTTTCGGCTATCAGTTTTTTTTCTTCTATCGCAGCTAGTTGTGTTTCACTTGTTAATTGCATTGCCATATTAGATTGATCACCTAAATGTTGTGTATTCATATCAATTTCTGAATTTGCCCCTGTATACAAATCTTTTAAAGATTCCAATAATTTTGTACGTGTTGACGATAAATTATTTATGAATGATGTTATGTTTGATTTGTTTTTTTCTTCACTGTCACCGTCACTTTCCTGAATTTTCTCAAATAAATATGTTTCTACAGCTTGCAGTTCTTGTAAATTTTTTATTATACTTGAATGTTTTGTATTTAAATTCGCTATATAACCGCTATCACCCATTTTATATATTATACATATAATTATTCTATAAATTTCTTATTTTTATTAGCGCGGTTAAACCAAAACCAATAGCTAAAATTGCCCAAACGTATAACCTCAAATCCGTTGATTTTTTTAATAAAAGGGTATCGTACACTTGCTTATTCAATGTATCAGTTTGTCTTTTATTTGATAATTTTGTTATATTTTTCTTTATATCGTCAAATTTTACTGTATTTCCTCTAAAATCATCTAAATTTAATTTTTTGTTTGAAATTATTGTTTTATCAAGGGCATATAACTTGTCAATAATTACCAATAAAGATTTGGACGCTTCTTCTATGGTCTTATTTTCTTTTGCTATATTTGTATATCTCGTTTCGAAAGTATCAGTTGAGGTTAACGTTGGTGGTTGATATAAGCCATTAGGTTTGGTATTCTTACCATTTTTACACGCGGTTTCCATGTCGCTACCAATACCAAAATCCGAACAATTTGCGTATTTCTTATCCCCAGTTATATAATAAGGACTAAATTTTTCACCTAATTTACAATCACATAAACCCTCCCACGCACTAACCCCACTTGGATCATAAGAACTTCTCAAGGTTGTCTCATCTGTCCCATCTCCTGTTCTAGAATCTATACATTTAAGGTTTAATTTTGCTATTTGTGCAGGTGTATCTTTATATGTATTTTCACAAACTATAATTTGAGGTGAATTAAATTGACAACCAGCCTTACACGCTTCTTTTTGGGCCGTTTTCGTTGTGCGAATAGTCATATCACCCAATTCAGTCGGTCCAATAACATAATCTGTATCTTTCATACATTCCAATTGACATTCATCTACGGCATGTGTAACACCACTATAATCTTGTAAAAATTTTTCGTATTGGGATTTATATGAAGCATTGGCAGCATTAAAATCATCTTCGCCGGCTTTATACTCACCCCTTAATCTTGTAATTGAGGCAGTATCAACTGCATTTCTTGCAACTGTAGCTGATGTTTCTGCCGCTGTTGCCGCCGCTGCTGCCGCCGCTGTTTCTGCCGCTGCTGCCGCCGCTGTTTCTGCCGCTGTTAGACCTTCAATAAAACCTTCAATAACTCCAACATTACAACATTCTTTTATATTTTTTTTCAAACTATCGGAATAATTTGTTCTTTCTGATAGTAATTCCAAACCTTGTTCCAATGATTTAAATTGGTTATTCATATATAAATATTATATATAAATAAATTATTTTTTAATTTTATATAGCCCTAATAAAAATATTGTTACAAAACTTAAAAACCAAGCCATATATCGGATATTTAACGATTTTACTAAATGTGTATTATCTTGTATATTACCATTTAATGAAATTATTTCTTTTTTTAATTTAGAAATTGTTTCTCTTTTTGTCTTTAAATTTGCAATTATCGCATCCAAACTGCTGGTGGCTATATCAATGTTACCGTTTGTATTTTTTGATTTCGCCTCAATTTTGGATATTTCATTTTTCATATTGATGGCTAATCCAATTAGCCTATTATTTAAAGCAGTTACACTTTTATCACCATCATTATTTATAAACCCAGTGCATGCAGATGTCTCATTCATAATTGGGTTAGAATTGGTAGGCATTATACTAATACGATCTTGAGGAACAAATATAGTTTTTCCTCGTTTTGGGCAGGTGAAATGAGTTTCTGATTGATATACGCCCTTTTTGAATTTTTGTCTGTAACCTTTATCGTTTACCCAGTATAAATCGCCACTTGATCCGGTTGGTTTAACAAATCCGGAAATTTCAGTATCTAGTTGACATTTTTGACATAATATATTATCACCTATTACACTATCATTGCATTTCAAATCGGGACCAACCGTAAATTTCTTAAAAATTTCAGTGGAAATATTCTTATTATCCTCACTAACATCTGGACACCCATGGTCTATTATTCTTTGGGCATTTGTTCTATCGGTACCATTACCGGATAATTTCCTAACGACGCCTTTTTTAGTGACGTAATAAATTTCTTTCGCACCGGTCTCACCATACTCAATTGTTTTTCCATTATATTCTGATATTTCTACATTGTTTCGCTCTATTTTCTTTCTATACGCTACTTCATATTCTCGCAATGTTATCTCAAAATCATCGTTATATCCATCCATTTTTTCTTTAGATGTGAGGCCTTCTTTTATACCATTATAGTTATTTTTTCCTATATGTTTTATATTTTCTTTATACATTTTTCTCATTTCCGAGAATTGTTCACCCTGTCTAAGAGAATTTTTATTTCTTGATTGAAACATTTATATACTTACATTAAATAAAAAAATTTTTATAATTTTATTAATTTATACATAAAATAACCAACCACACCATATGATAAAAGATAATACATTATAAAAAAATTTTCTTCAATATTCCTATCATAAGAATCAATTTTCAAGATATCTCTCGCAGAACTCATATTTTTCCCCAATTTATATCTTTCATCTACTTCATTATAACCTTGAAACATATCTTGTATTTCAATATTATTATCAAATTGATCTTTAATAATCTCATTTTCAATATATTCAATATATTTATTATTTTCATCGGCAAAAGTTTTCATGTTTTCAAGTTCACTATGTACATTCAATACCCTATCTATATCGCTAGCACCTTCTTCTCTCAGATGGGATATTGTATTATTGAGTAATGGCGAATCATCTGTAAATGTTTTTTTTAAGTCTGCAACTTTTTGTATTTTTTTCTCAACCTCGTCAACCATTTCATTAATTATATCCATTTCTCCCATTTATATAATTACATATTATTATTTACATAAACGATAATATTTTGACTGAATTGACGTTGTACTTGATCGTGTTATTTCACATAACTCACCGGGTCTTAACCCTATAATACTCGCGGTTGCGTCAAATCTAGATATTTCCGGCATTTGTTTTTCATCGGTTACTTTGTATTTTTCATAAATATTATTTTTTTCAACATCTGTTAATATTTTATGTTCTGGTACCAATACGTGGTCTAAATGATTAAATAAATAATGTTTTATTTTTCTAATATTTACAAAAATACCATCTTTAATAAATATAAAATTCATAATTTCTTCTAAAGTAGAGTTGATATTTTGATCTTTAATAATAATTAATAATTCATCTTCGGGTGTCAAAATATCTTCCAAATGATATAAATCATCAATATAATCATAAATTTTTTGTTGATTTAATGTTGATAAGTGATATTTAACGTAAAGTTTTCTTTTCTTTTTTGGATTTTCCAATAACATGTCTAATTGTTTATTATTGAATAATATTTGCATTTCACTAATACCGAAATGTTTATATTCTTCTGTTAAATAACCACGTTTTTCTAATATGGTTAATAGAATATTACGTGATTTATACAATTTGGATATAAACGAACTGGAATTTTTTTGAGAAGCCATTATATAGATATCTTAACAAAATTTTAAATAAAAATTTTTTCAATTTAAATAATTTTAATATCATCCTTTTCCACTTCCACTTCAACAGGTTCTTCGTCTACGTTCAATATTTTTAAATTAAGATCATTGTCCATTTCATCTATATTTATTTTTTTTGATGTCATCTTTTCTTCATGAGATACGTAATCTGGAGATACGGGTCCATAATCCGGAGATACAGGTCCATAATCAGGTGATACAGGTACATAATCTGGAGATACATAATCTGGAGATACATGATCTGGAGATCCAAGATCTGGAGATCCAAGATCTGGAGATCCAAGATCTTCCAGATTTCTTCCCCTCGTATATTCAACAGATTGATTTAATAGCATTCGGTCTTTAAAATCTGGATTATCATAACCTTCGTTTGGATGAAAATCTCCATCATAATCAATATCATTTGGATTAACCTCAACAATGTTATTTTGAGGAGTGTCTACCTTTGAAAATGCTCTAAAACCATGTAATTCCGAAGGCGAATCCAATATGTCATTTTCATCAATATCCTGTTTAATTGTTAATGAGTCGGGATTTTGCAATGAACTATTTCTAGTAATTATATACTTTTCATCAATTGCCATAATTTTGGTACCTATTGGTGATCCGTCAGCGTTTATATTTCTAACAGTTCTTTTTCCATCAGGTGATACACCCATAACTTCAAAATTATCATTATCTATTTCACCATCTTCCCATATAAGAACTACAGAACCCATGTCAATAATTTCTGACAATTTTTGCTGTCTTTGTTTTAATATTTTATATTCTCTCTCTGGTTTATTTATTTCATCAATTTCTTCTTTTAATTCTCTGTCAAATTGATCATCTTTAAAGGTGTTAATATCAGTTTTCATAGCTTCAATATCCCATTCATCTGTAAACAAGTTAAAATAAATGTCAGTCGCATTCATATTTGGATCTATTTTTTCTAATATTTCTTTGAGCAATAGTGGATCGGTTGGCAATTTTAATTTTTTATCTGATTCCCATTCCTTTTTATCTTCATTCGGTGCTTTGTATTTTTTGTATTCAACATTTTCAGGTATATGTATATTTTCACCCGATTCACCATAAAACAAAGATGTTAATTTATCAACATTGTCTTCGGTTATTATTCGCATTTGAACATTCATTGTTTTCAATTCCTGCATTAGCAATTTAAAAGCATATGGAACTCTTACAATACTAAAGTCCCTCCCGAATCTACTTTTTTGAACAATATTATTATTATTTTCAATATTTTCAATAAATTTCAATGGGCCATCAACCATAGGACTTAAAAAAAGGTTCTTGCTTTCATTATAAATAGCAATTGTCCCCGATTGATTGCATACAGCCATATAATATTGATCCCCTCTAACCAACATGGTTTCCTTTATAAAGTTGCCCATACCATGAGCAAGTAAGCAATCGCGATCCATTTCACCAATTCTCAAACCGCCTCCATTTGCACGACCACCAACCGTTTGTCGTGTTAATACAGATCTCGGACCTTTTGCTCTATAATTAATTTTATCCTTTGGCATGTGTTTTAATCTCAAATAATAGGTTGGTCCCATATATATTTCGCTTTCCAATTGTTCTCCTGTCATCCCATTGTATAATATTTCATTTCCGGAATTATGATATCCGTTATTAGTGAGTATTTTGCCAAATTCTTTATCCTTTAAACCTTTATTTATAAAAGCTGTACAATCTCCGAAACACCCATGTAAAGCCGTTGCTTTACTGATTAATGATTCAACAATATGACCGATTGTCATTCTACTAGGCATTGCATGTGGATTGATAATTATATCCGGTTTCAAACCTTTTGAAGTGGTGGGCATATCTTCCTCTGATAATATTATACCAATTGTACCCTTTTGTCCGGCGCGACTACAAAATTTGTCACCAATGGCTGGTATACGGGTTGCCCTAATACGTATTTTGGCTATTCGTTGACCCAATTCACCTTCGCTTATGAATGATTTATCAACAATTCCTGTTTGACCTTTCTTACATTTGGTTGAAGAGTCAATAAATGTATCAGGTTCCAATAAACTGGTATTAGCTTTCCCAATTACTATTGTTTTTTCGTTTACTGTGCTATTTTCCCTTATTAATCCGGATATAGGGTCCAATTGACTATAATCATAACCTTCTTTTAACCCATATACTTGGTTATTTTCAATATTCATAAATTGTGCGTCTATTTTTCCACCACCAACACCATTTGATTCTTCGCGATCTTCATACATATTAAAGTACGTCGTATTAAATAGACCCCTTTCTATAGAACCCTTATTAATAATAATAGCATCTTCAACATTATATCCACTGTAACACATTACGGCGACGATTACATTTTCACCGTATGGTTGCTCTTCTTTCGTTAAATGTTTTAAATAACGACTCTTCGTCAATGGTGTTTGACCATAATTCAAAATAAACGCACTTTTATCTATTCTATTTTTAAAATTTGAATGGTATACTGACACTCCCTGTTTACTTTGTCCACATGAAAATGCATTTCTTGGATATGGGTTATTTTCAGGGAAAATAATCTGATTCGCCATAAATCCCAATATTAAAGATGGGTGTATTTCCATATGTGTGTTATTTTCAGTAGCTATGTTGTCAGATCTAGCTAATTTCATACCTTCGCCTTCAGAAGCGTCAATATAATCAATTATCGCCTTATTTTTTTCCAAATGTTCGGTTGGTTTTATATTACTTTGAATATCCAATATTCCAAAAGTATTATATTCCGCGTCAAAACCGCAAACCAATTCTTTCCACGATAGTTTATTATTTTTTAATTTTTGTTTAATAATTTCTGGGCTAAAGCTGGGGATTTCGTTTTCTATATAAAATAACGGTCTGCATGGTCTACCTGCGTCCACCCATATTTGAATTTCATTTCTTTTTATATCAAACAAAACACTTGTATAAATATAAATAATGTTATTTCTTCTATGAAGCTTAATTGTTTTAACCAATTCAATTGGTTTAATGGATATACCTATCCAAGCACCATTCAAAAAAATTTTGGTTGAGATGGATATTAAATCCAACGAACATTCTTCCAATAATAGCATATCTAACATTCGCAAATAATTTATATAAGGTTTACTGGCAACACCATTTGTAATATGAGTGGAGGTTGATAAATGTTTGTGTAACCCTGTATTCCCACCATCTGGCGAATGTATTGGACATAACAAACCATATTGTGTACCATTTAGTAACCTTGGGGCAATTACTTTAGCACCGTCTGAACCTATTTGAAGCACTGTTTTTCTTAGTTGACACATGAATGAAAAATACGATAACCGGTTTAAAGTTTGAACTATACCGGGTCTTTTTGTATGACTTGCACCACCCCAATCACCTTTAAAGGCTTTCCTAAAGCCAGATTCTACTATTTTTTCTTCAAAAATCATAGTTATGTTATTTTTTATTACACTCGTGAATTCTTCATTTTGGTAGGATATGGCATTTGATTTGAAAAAATATTCTTTATCAATTATTAATCCAATGTTATTCAATTGTTTCTTATAATATTCGCGAAATAATTGGTTCAATAATACACCACTATGTTCTATTCTTTTCGCGTTATATTTATCTCTATTTGTGGGTAATTCAGCTTTAATGAATACCAATAACAATCTTTTAACTATGTACCCGATATAATAGGCTTTATGTTTATAATTTCTCTCACCGATATGTGGGAGAAAATAATTTGATAAAATATCTTGAACATGATAATTCGTATCTCCTTTTGTAAAACCCTTTAAAAATTTTATAGCTGATTGTTGTGTAAAAATATTACCGGCATCATGGACGGATGGTTCAAATAAATCAATTAATTCCTGATTTTTTTCCAAATCTAGAAGACATGTTTCAATTATTTCTTTGTCTGAAATAACACCCAGTGCTCTCATTAAAATGAAAAGAGGTACCGGTTTTCTAATATTTGGTATATTTACTACGATTTGGTTATTATTTAAAGATGCTGTTGGCGATACTATTCTAACGGATAATGTTCTAATTGGCTTTGATAAATCCTCGGACACAGATCTTATTTCGGCTGCGTGACTGTAAATATCATTAACTTTATCTTTTATATATAAAATATTATTCGCTCTACCTTCTTGTGACATAATTACCTTTTCTTTCCCATCAACGATAAAATATCCACCTAAATCATTTCTACATTCTCCCATATTAAAACGTATCTCGGGTGGAAGTCCGTTTAAAATGCATAAATCGGAATGTAACATAATTGGAAACCGACCCAATAATACCTTTTCAATTGTATATGATTCTTCAAGGACTTCAAATTTACTCACGCCTTCACCGATACCTTTATCTTTTAAAATTTTAAACTCAACATCCACATCGTAATGAATTGAAAATGCGTATGTCATATTTCTTAACCGTGCTTCATTTGGAAACATATAATGTGATATATGTTCTTCGCCATTTTTATCAAAGATAACTGGTTTCCCATAATATATTTTATTTCCATTTTTGCCTCCAAAATAAAGATTGGCGGAGTATTTATATAAATTGGTTTCTTTATCTAATTCCGTGAAGAATTTTTTAGGATTATTATACATCATAATATCTTTCAATTCTTTTTCAAAAAAAATATTATAAGAATCTAAATGATGTTTTACTGGTAATGTGGGGTTATCACGGAATAATATATCAATAAATTTAAAACTATCACTAGTATTCATTTTATATATATATATTTCTTTATTTAATAATTTATTTTTTTTAATAAATTATTATGTTTTTTAATAAATTATTTACAGATTTAGATTATGTTTTACCAAACTAAATAATAATAACCCAATGAGTATAAACATACCCAAAAATGGTAATAAGACCATTAACCAAGATATCGCACTATAACCTTTTCTACATAAAAATTGTAAAATATATGTCCATAATAATACATACACTATTTTTATAATAAAAAAAACCAAATTATTGCACGGAGAACTAGTTTTAAATATTCCTACACAATACTGTTTTGGATTTTTGTAATTTTGTTTAAATAACGTTAAAATAACCATAAAAGAAAGTAAAAAATATAATTGTGCTGGTGCACATAATCCTTTAAATGTTGCCCACATATCCATATAATATTATAATATATTTTAAGTATTATCCATTTTACCAAAGTCAACGGGGTCGGCAGATGAAACGTGTCTATCCGCATCCCAAGTACTTTTCAAATTAGAAAGACTATTCGCAACACTGCGAGCATTTGTTAATGTGTTACTGAGTCCGAAGTCTATCAATTTACCAGTACCCATACCATCAAAATTAATTAAACCACCACCTTGTTGTTTTAATTGTATCGGATTGTAATTTTGCGTTGATTTTGGTGTTAAATCTGCAAAATGTAAATTGTTTGATTTACCGGTTATTATTTCACCCATATTCTTGGGGTATTCGCAGGAATAACCACCATTTTGTTTTGCACCTTGTTTTGCACAACCCATTTGAACGCGTCTATAACCAGATGTTTTTTTTTTCCTTATTCTTTTTCTTCTACAACCTTTATTAGATCTTTTATTAGATCTTTTGGATCCAACCTTTGATCTTTTATTAGATCTTTTATTAGATCTTTTGGATCCACCTGATCTTTTATTAGATCTCTTGGACATTTTATAAGATCTTTTCTTGGATCTTTTCTTGGATCTTTTTTTGGATATTTCATAACATTTTTTCTTGTTTTTAATCTTTCTTGATATTTTTTTTGCCATTATATAAAATATAATGAGAATAAAAAAAATTATAAATATTTTATAAATTATGGATATAAATATTTTATAAAATATCAACATGAGTTAAAATGTGACGACGACAACATATTTTTGTTAACCCTAAAGAATCTAAAACCTGCCCTTCTGGTGTTTTTTTAACAGTAGTTTCGGTTAAATATATTACCTCTTCTTGTTCTAGATTATTATCAATTTTGATTTGACGAACATTTTTCAAATAATACAAATATTTATCAGCTAAGACTTTACCGCACGTGAAACATTTAATTGGTATAATCATATTTTTTATATATATTTATAACAAATATATAAAATCAATTTAAATTCTTTTTTTTTTATATTCTTTTTATATTCTTTTTATTCGCACGTTTTTTGATTTGTACCCCATATACCCTTATTGGGAGCGTCCGAATTACCACCATAGCTACACACTTCTCCATCTGTGTTTATTGTTTTGTAGCAATACCAATTTCCTGTTTTTTTATATTCGCGGGCAAACGGGTGACTGGCTGGACACCCTCCAAAATCACATTCATCGTGATTTTCATTTTTACCCCACGTACCTATCCGTCCTTCAGCGTTGGGTTTGTAAGGGGGTGTTTTGTCGCCTTTGTAGTTACACACTGGTCCATTTGTGTTTGTTGTTTTGTAGCAAAACCATTTTTTAGAATCGTTATATTCAAGTGCAAATGGGTGATCGGGTGGACAGTCTTCAAAACACGCGCCTTGATTTGCACCCCATGTACCCTTACCAAAAGGAACGGCCAAATCACCATCGTAGCTACACACATCTCCCTCCTCATTAATTGTTTTGTAACAATACCAATTGCCAGTTTTTCTATATTCGCGGGCAAACGGGTGACTGGCGGGACACCCTTTAAAATTACCAATGGTATCCTCAAACATGGTTTTTTGTACTGCATATCCATTTTCTACCCCTAGATTATGTTTTGGTTTATCTATTAGATCTTTCCACTGATCTGAATCATGGCACTTAGTATCTTGATTTGTACCCCACTTACCCAGACCGGGAGTGGTCAAATCACCATCGTAGCTACACACATCTCCGTCAATGTTTTTTGTTTTATAACAATACCAATTGCCAGTTTTTTTATATTCGCGGGCAAACGGGTGATCAGGTGGGCACCCCTCAAACTTACCCTTTTTAGCCTTCAATTGAACTACTTCGCTACTACCATTATTAAAATAACGCCAATAATCTGTTTTTCCTTTTTCACCACCATTTTTCCGGTGCTTATATTCAGTATAGTAATATAAATCTGTATTTTTGTAAGTTAATAATGCATCTCTTTTTTTTTTTATCATATCATAATTGGTTGTAATAATATTTTCTTTTTTTGAAAAATATTTTTTATAGTCTTTATATAATTTTATTTCTTCATCACTCATTTTATCTTTCTTTAATATAGTCAAGTAAGCATTCACATTTTCTTCAAACGAACCCACTAGTGATTTATTATTCTCCTTCTTTTCCTTTCGTTCTTTTGAATTATGAGTCAATAATGAATCTATTAAATTTTGCTTATCGTATGGTCCACTCTTTGGTGCACCTTTTATACATCTCCCACCACCCGTCCATGTACTCTTTCTATCTTCTATGCTTTTACGAATATCCTTTTTATCTTGGTTGTAATTAGAGTCAGGTAACATCGTATATTTATTCCCAACAATAACATTATCGTGTATACCTATTTCTGGTTCTCGTTTATATACATCATTTTCCCATAAACAACATGAGTGTTCAAGACAATAATCTTCGCCCATTTTTGTTTTTTTTGAACAATAATTTGCAGAATTATCTTTACAATTTGTTTCCCAATAGGCTTTACATAATTCTTTATTTTCAACAATATTAAAACTAGTATCGCAGTTTTTCTCAGTGACACCGCGAAACCCTTCCCTCGCATTTTTGATTGATAATGTAACTGGTTTCTGTATTTTTTGTCTGTCTTGTGATTCGTTAAGATCAACGTTTGAACCAACGCCTCTAGCGTATTCCTTCCCTTTGGTCCAATAATCACCTTCGTTTGTTTCCCCAATTTTATAGTGCTCATGATTCACATAACTATCCCCATAATTAGGGGGTGGGTCCTCTTGGGGTGGAATTACAACAGTCATATCATCCGCTGACATTTTACCGTCTGAACTGAGGCCAAAATCAAATGATATGTCGCCGAAAGGGTTACCGAAAGGTCCGCCTCCTCTGCATTCAGTAGTTCCTTTTTTACATCCACCACGGTACATACACTTCATTGCGCATTTTAAATGTGCAGCGGCATCTGTAAAATCCATACTTTTCCCCTCATTTTCTTTTTTACAATTGGAATCTGGGTGATCGGGTTTGACAATCGTATCAGTTATCCAAGAATTACAACATTCAACATCGGGTTTAACCCCTAAATGGCAATGACAATACCACTCCTTATGTTTTTCTTGCCAAACCGGGTTTATATCCCAATCAAATTGCCAATGACCGTTCTTTCCATCGGCTGTTATGGTATTTTTACCAGCTTCCCATATTTTTTTTCTTATATCCGAGCAACAATTACTACTCAAATCATATTTCATCGCACCCACTGACTTTGAACCCGTTTTACATGTTTTTACGCCGGTTTTTTCGTCTGTGACATATTCTGGGCACCCACCAAGACAATATTGGTTAACATCTCCCGTATGATTAGGTAAGTATGTATTCTCATACCCCGGTTCACCGTGTCCTTCTTTTATATTTTTTTTAAAAACGAATGTTCTTTCTACAGTTGATTCATTTGGTTTAAATTTTATTTTTGCCATTTTTATAATAATAAAAACGCATATTATCATTACCATAAACATCAATATTATGGAAATATTTTTAAATATTGTGAGGTAAATATTTGTTATAACATTATCCGTTGAGGCTCCAGCACTTTCCATAGAAGGCATTTTCATAGAAGGCATTTTCATGGAAGGCATTTTCATGGAAGGCATTTTCATGGAAGGCATTTTCATGGAAGATATGGAAGGCATGGAAGGTATTTTTACTTTTGATGTCATTTTTGAAATACTAGGTATTGATTTTGATAAAGTATTTGATATTGACATTGATATATAATAATTATATATAAAAATGGTATACTAAAAAATTAATCTTCAATTAAATTATAACCCACGCTCGTCTTTGTTATTCTATGAATAATTTTGTTTTTTGTAATATTTTTATGACATTCCTTGCATATATTTACTAAATTTGCCTTATGATTTTTTTTGAAATGGTTAATATTTCCTAAATCGTCCGCCATTTCTTGCCTATTTAAATGGTGTATTTCTTCACCATTATTAGAACAAAATTCGCATTTATTTTTTATTTTTTTTGAATTATATTTTGAGGATTTATTTTCTAATAAAGTTTTTTCATTGGGAAATAATTCATATCTAATATTATTAGCACATTCAATAAATTCGGAGGTCAATCCCAAACTTTTACACACTTCAAGTCCGTACATATTATTTCCGGGACCATCCATCAAATTACGTTTATAAATTAATATATCAAGTTCATGGTTATATTCCACCCTCATATGTTTCATATTTAAAGTATCAATATCTGTTATTTTTTTCAATTTTTGCAATTCGTGTAAATGTGTTGCAAATATATAACTACTTTCTCTATTTGACAAAGTAATCAAACTAGCTGCAAAAATACTTAATGCGCTTTTGATTTCTGTCCCCGAACATAATTCATCCCCAAGGATCAACGTATTTTTATTAGCTATATTTAAAATAGTTTTTAATTCACTCATCTCCACAGCAAAAGAACTCAACCCTTTGAAAAAATTATCGTTTCCCAGTATTCTCGTTGATATAACTTGATAAGGTTTAAACTTAAATTCTTTACATGGTACATACATTCCAGATTGTGCCATAATAACAGCCATCCCGATTGATTTAATTAAACTAGATTTACCAACCGCATTTGTCCCATATAATAATATACCATTGTTACCTTTACCCAAGGATATACCATTGTTACCTTTACCCAAGGATATATCATTTGGTTCATATAATTCATCCGTATTAATATGTTCTATTAGGGGGTGCCTGATAGATTTTGCGTCAAAATATGATTTATTGGCGTCTTTATCTATAATTGGTTTGCAATAATTATATTCCCTCGCGATATAGGCTTTGGTTAATATAAAATCTACTATCCCGGTGAATTTAATAATTAAATTAAGTTGTGATGTAAATTGTTTTAATTGCTTTATAAATTCATCGTAACATTGTTCAATTAATTCAAATAATATATGGCTACTTTGTAATATTGAATCATATAACTCATTTAAAGTTACGCATTGTATTTTTTTATTGTTTTTTGAAGTTTGTGTACATTTAAAATTTTCCACTGAAAAATCAAATACTTTCCTTTTGTCATCATATTTTGAGATATATGATAATTTAATTATATTGGGTGCACTTTTAATATAAATCTTGAGCGATTCGCAACGCTTTGAAGTAGATTGGAGCCATAATCCACTTTTATGTGTTGTATGTTTTTTAATTAAACTATTGGTTTTTTTTTCTTTTTTTTCCAATATACTTGATAAATATATTTGTATGGCTTGCAATTTCTGTTCATTTTCAATATGTTCCATGTGAATATTATCCAGGTGATCAAAATGTAGTTTATTGAAAAAATTAATAGGTTCCTTGATTTTCGTAATAGATTGTGCTATTTCAAAATTGATATATTTTTTGAGAAATATATTTAATGATTCGCTTATTTTAATAAATTCATTTGAAACATTTATTGTAATATAATTATTTAATGTGTTATGGTGTTCAATTATTCGCATTATATCTATTAATGTATTTGTGTTTGAATATATTTCAACGATTTCACTTGGGGTAATTTTATTTAAAATAATTTTACGTTCTAGTTTTTCAATATCTTTTACTGTATTTAATTTTTTTCTAATAATTTTTAAATCGTCGTATTTTTTTAGAATATATTCTATTATATCATATTCATCACATAGATACTTTTCATTAAAATTGGGATGTAAAATATGATAATGGAATAATCTTTTACCCATATTCGTGTGACATTCGTTTAAAAAATTTTCCAAGCTGGATAATTTTGATTTCTTGTTTGAAAGTATATTTAATTGTTTTAATGAATGTGTGGCTAAATAAACTTTATCATCCGATGTATCATACTCTGGCGGATTTAAATTTGATACTAAATTGCTATTGTGTTTTTCAACAAAATTCAATAAATATATAAAACTTTGTGTTGCCCAAGAATACTCATTCAATCTGTAACTTTCAAAAAACACGTTAAAATCACATATTTTATAAAATTTGGTTAATATTTCTTGTTGCCATATTTGTTTCTCGCATTTTAAAGCTTGAATAGTATTAATATTATTTTTATCATTTAAATTAATCTTATTTAATTTAATATCTTCAAAATCAATAAACTGGAGAATTTCATTGATTTTCTTATCTTTTTTATAATTGTGAATAATTATTACTTCCCTTGGGTTATATATTGACATAAACCTTTCCAATTCATCAAAAACACATGGTTCGTGTAATTTATTCGCTTCAAATTGATATTGAAATAATGTTACTTTACCTGTATATATATCTATCGTTGAGCATCCGAAAAAAATCCGTGGTGTTTTTTGTATTATACTTTGTTTAAAAGATTCAATCCATATACATGCGATATTGTTTGTTATATTTTTCGTTTGAATATCAAAATTAGTTCCTACTGAAAAAATGCCAAACTCCGCTCTTTCTTTGCCACCATTAATATGATTACCAATTTCTTTCCACACAACTACTGTATATCCCGCGTCATTTAATTTTGGGATATATTTCTCCAATGGTACAACTATACCGTGGCCCGCCATAATTATATTTTTTTTATTACCACATTCATCAACATAATTCATTTTTTTATTAGCAATTACCATTTCTAATATATTAGCATATCCTAATATATTACTACCTGAAATATTACCACCATCTTTAAATCCGTAAATTTCGTAAAAAGATCCACATTGCCATAATAATATGGTTTTGTCACCATATATTTTTTCATATTTTCTCAAGTTGTTAAAATAGTTTTTAATCATTTACATATTAATTGAATGAATAATCTTTATATTATTTTACTTATTCCAATTGTGCATTAATATTTCTTCTGCATTTTTGCCGCCACTATTTTTTATATCACCTGCTAAATGGCGATTTAAATAAATATCTCTCAATAATTTTTCAGGTGCTTGTGTGCCGACTTTAATTAACGCGTTATTAACAAGAACATTTTTAATTTGTGATAATTTTTTTTTTTTAATAAATACACAATCATTATTAACCATTCGTCTAGTCTTTTTATTTTTAATTAAAATTGCAACTTTTCTAGTTTTTGAATTTTTTCCTAAAATAAATCGTTTGATAATTTTTTTATTTTTAATTTTAAATTTCTCAATTTTGTTATTTTTTTGGTTTTTTTGATTATTTTTAATTAATAGGTTTTCTTTTAAGTTTTCAAGTTTATTTTTTCTTATAATTTCTGGACTTTTCATATCTTGTTGTTTCCCAAAATTATTTTCATTTGTAAATACGAAAACACTATTTTTTTTTTCCAAACTAATTGGTTTTTTTAAACTTTTCCTATATTTTGAATATAATTGTTTGTTACCTTTTTTTAATATACCATATGGTGGATCGTCTTTAATTTGCATGTTATGTATAGGTGCGTTATGTATGGGTGCGTTATGTATAGGTGCGTTATGTATAGGTGCGTTATGTGTGCGTTGAGTATTAACTGGTATGATATTTGGTTGTGTTTTAATTTCATTGGGAACTTCATTTCTAATATAATCTTTTTTGCGTCTTTTACGATTTTTCTTTGTTTTATTTTTTTTGATAATATTTTCCATAAATTCAAAAGCATTACCATATTCATTATTAAAATTATCATCTGTTTGTATTGGTTTTTTCTTTTTTTTCTTAAATTGGTTAATTTTATCAATCATTTTATTTTTTAAAATGTTTTTTTGAAGGGAATTGAAATTTGTTCTTAAACTGTGACGAAGATTTGTCTTCTTCTTTTTTTTACCCATATTGAAAAAATCAGGATTTACCGAAATTGTTTTGGTTGACATTAAAATTTTAAAAGAAAAACAAATTAGTATTTGAACGTTTTAATAATATTTTAAATTGATATAAAAATCAAATAAATAATTTAAATTATTTAAATATGGAAAAGGAAATGCAGAAAAATATTGAGAAAGATGTTGAGAAAGATGTTGAGGAAGATATTGAGAAAGATGTTAAGGAAGATATTAAAAAAGATGATAAATTATATAATAGTATTTCTTGGAAAATAATTGAAACTTATTTTAAGAATAAATATTTGACAAGATTGGTTAGACATCAAATTGAATCTTATAATCATTTCATAGAACATCAAATACGAGAAACTATTAAAATGTTTAATCCTGTGCATATTCTTTCGGATAATGATAAAGAAGAGCATGGTTCAAATTCTATTGAAATAATTGTGACATTTGAAAATTTGCAAATTTTTCGGCCACAGATTCATGAAAATAATGGTGCTACTAAAATAATGTTTCCACACGAAGCCAGATTGCGTAATTTTACATATTCTTCACAACTAACATTGGATATAAATATTAAAATTGTAAAATTATACGGTAAAGAATTAAATCGCGCAGAGACAATATACAAGAAATATCCAGCAATTCATATTGGGAAATTACCAATTATGTTAAAATCAAATATTTGCGTATTGAAACAGTTTTCATATATTGATAATACTGTTACAAAAGAATGTAAACATGATCCCGGAGGATATTTTATCATAAGCGGTTCTGAAAAAACAATTTTGGCACAAGAAAGGGCAGCTGAAAATAATATAATGTGTTTTAATATTAAAAAAAATAATAATAAATGGTCTTGGTTGGCAGAAATAAAATCAGTTCCTCTAAATAAGTGTATTTCTCCGAAACAAATCAGTATAACGATTGCAACAAAGAATAATGGTTATGGTCATACAATTGATATAAATGTACCACGAATTAAACAACCTATTCCAATTTTCATATTATTTCGCGCACTTGGTATATTATCGGATAAAGACATTGTGACATATGTGTTATTGAATGTTGAAAAAAAATATGAATCAAAATTATTATTTGGATTAAAAGCGTCTATTATTAAAGCAAATGAGTACGTTACACAAGAAAGTGCATTTGAATATATAATGACTTATGCGATGTATACTCCTATAAAAATGACAAAGGAAGATGGTATTTTGAAAAAAAGAGAATTCACGAAAAATGTTTTAAATAAAGACTTATTTCCACACTGTGGTACAAAAACACAAAAAATATATTTTCTCGGTTTCATGATTAACCAATTATTAATGACAAGTTATGGTTGGAGAAAAACAGATGACCGCGATTCTTATAAAAATAAAAGAATTGATTTGGCAGGTACCTTAATTAATAATTTGTTTCGTAATTATTTTAATAAAATGGTAAAAGACATGGGCAAACAAATTGTTAGAGAAATTAACAATGGTTCTTGGAAATCAACGAACAATATTAAAAATATTATAAATGATACAAATATTTATAAAATAATCAAATCAACGACGATTGAAAATGGTATCAAAAGAGCTCTTGCCACTGGTGATTTTGGACTTAAAAATACAAATTCGTCAAAGGTCGGTGTCGCGCAAGTTCTAAATAGATTAACATATGCATCAAGTCTTAGTCATTTGCGTCGTATAAATACACCGATTGATAAAAGTGGGAAATTAATCCCACCTCGTAAATTACATAATACGCAATGGGGTTTCATTTGTCCCGCCGAATCCCCAGAAGGACAAAGTGTGGGTGTTGTAAAAAATATTAGTTATATGGCTCATATAACCATAACAACATCGGATACACCTTTACTTGAATTAATAACTTCTGAAATAATTCAATTGGAAGAAAATAAACAAAATGAATATTGGGATTGTGTGAAAGTATTTCTAAATGGTTGTTGGATGGGTATTACAGATAAACCATTTGAATTTTATAGTAAAATGAAGGAATATAAATACAAAGGTATTATTAATATTTTCACGGGTATCACATTTAATATTCATTCAAAAGAAATATATATTTGTAATGATGCTGGTAGATTAACTAGACCGGTTTTCAGAGTTAAAAATAATAAATTGTTACTTGATGATAAAGATATAAAGTATATTTTAAGTAAAAAAAGTAAATGGGACGAATTATTCACAAATCACGAATTTAGCGAATCTGTATTAGAATATATTGATGCTGATGAACAGAATAATAGTCTTATCGCTATGAAACCTAGAAATTTGAAAGAAAAAGTGAAAAATGATATTTATTATAATTATACACATTGTGAAATACATCCAAGTACTATATTTGGTATTCTGGCCAACTGTATTCCATTCCCCGAGCATAATCAATCACCCAGAAACACATATCAGTGTGCCATGGGTAAACAAGCGATGGGAACATATACTACAAATTTTAAAGATAGAATGGACAAAACCGCGTATGTTCAAACTTATACAATGAGGCCATTGGTTGACACTCGGTTAATGAATATCATTAATCTTAATAAAATCCCAAGTGGTAGTATGGTAATTGTAGCAATTATGGCTTATTCTGGATATAATCAAGAAGATTCAATTATATTCAATGAAGGTGCTATTAAAAGAGGTTTATTTTCAGCAACGGTTTATCATACAGAGAAAGACGAAGATAAAAACATCCACGGTGATGAAGAAATTAGATGTAAAGCTGATAAATTAAAAACAAAAGGTATAAAATTTGGTAATTATGAAAAATTAAATGAATTTGGTATTATTCCAGAGAATATGAAAATTGAAAATAGAGATATAATTATAGGTAAAGTTGTACCCATTAAAGAAAATCGCAATGATCATACAAAAACTATTAAATATAAAGATTATAGTAAAATATTCAGAACACATGAATCATGTTTCGTTGATAAGAATTATATTAATAGAAATGGTGATGGTTACACTTTTGCAAAAATAAGAACCAGAACATATCGTATACCAGACATCGGTGATAAATTTAGTTCAAGGCACGGTCAAAAAGGTACAATTGGTATTATATTGCCAGAAGAAGATATGCCTACTACTGCGAATGGATTAAGACCTGATATTATTATTAACCCACATGCCATTCCTAGTAGAATGACAATTGCTCAATTAAAAGAAACTGTTCTTGGGAAAGTATTACTTGAATTGGGATTATTTGGCGATGGAACCAGTTTTGGAGAATACCCAATTAAAGATATTTGTGAAAATCTACAAATGTTAAATTATGAAAAACATGGGAATGAAGTTTTATATAATGGTATGACTGGTAACCAAATGGAAGCTGATGTGTTTATAGGGCCGGTATTTTATCAAAGATTGAAACATATGGTGGCTGATAAAGCACATAGTAGAAATATAGGACCAATGGTAGTCTTAACAAGACAGCCCGCTGAAGGTAGATCAAGAGATGGTGGTTTGCGATTTGGTGAGATGGAGAGAGATTGTATGTTAGCACATGGAACGGCGAATTTCATACATGATAGAACTTATTTATGTAGTGATAAATATCAATCGCATATATGTAATAAATGTGGGTTAATAGCTATTTATAATAATAAAAAGAACATTTATTTGTGCCAACCGTGTGATAATTATACAGATTTTAGTAAAGTTAATATACCTTATGCATTTAAACTTTTAATGCAAGAACTCATTACAATGAATATTGCGCCTAGAATTATTACATAATTATTGTAGAATTATTGTCCGAATATTTAGAATAAAAAAAAATTATTTTTTATTATTTTTTTATTAATGGTTGTTTTCGTTTAAAATATAATATTTCAATTCCCATTATAGAATATAATGGATGAATATTATAAACTTTTAAATGCAACGCCTGATATGTCAACAAAGGAAATAAAAAAAAGATATATTCAATTGATGAAGAAGAATCATCCCGATAGAAGTGGTCAAGATGATAAATGTAAAGAAATGACCGCCGCATATCAAAATATAATTAAGAGGAAAATTATCAAGCGAAATGAAAATCTACCAATTTGCGATAAGATTGTTATACCTGAAATTTTATTATTGGAAAATAAGAAAAAGTCTAAGAATATATTTAAAAAGGTTTTTGATTTTTTTTTTGAATACGATTCGGATGATTCAAGCGATTCAAGTGATTCCGATTAATTAAAGTAATTATTTATAAACGCGATAATACCAATAATTACATCAATAATTAACACCATGTAAGCTTTGCTTTTCTTCATTATTGCTAAAATACCAAATAATACCCATAAAATTCCATGTATATTTCTAACAGGGTGCCACCACACTGATCCTCCAAAAGGAGAATTTTTCCCACCAAATTTACTCTGGTAAAAAAATGATAATCCAATTATAATGGCTATTATACCTAGATAAAAAAGTTGGTTTAAATTAGCATTTTTTGCAAAATGAATATATAATATACGAATTGGTAAACAGCCAAATATGAACAATAATTTTCTATATTTTTCTTCCATTTTAAAATATGTAGATATAATTAATTCAAATGGTATTTAACCTTTGTGTCCCGGTATTTAACCTTTGTGTCCCGGTATTTAACCTTTGTGTCCCGGTATTTAACCTTTGTGTCCCGGTATTTAACCTTTGTGTCCCATTAACCGTATTTCTTTTTTTTTTCCATTTTTTTATTTTTTCAATTTTTGCCTTGTTTTTTTTTTGTGTTGATTTTAGTTTTTTTATTTGCTTTTTTTTTTGAGAATTACTTGCTTTTTTCATTTTTCTTCGTTCTTTCCTTTTAAAAAATATAGGCTTTGGTGTAGGTTGTAATAGATTACCATAACTTAATAGTGTATCCGGGTCAACGCTCGCGAAGATTAAACCTGGTTGCTTATTGTGGAAATCTTTTGAACCAAACATCCTATCAGTTTCTGCGTGTGGATTGTATGACAGTATAATTGTTAAAGCCATCATATAGTTAATTGATGCCTTTTTAAAATTACCTTTCGTATAATTTAAATAACCTTCTTGTAACATTCCCAAAGCCGTTCCCAAAACTGGTTCAACTTTGTGTTGTCGCTTATCAATTAAATATTTTTCAAACAGTTTAATTTTGAAATTTATATCATTTTGTAACTTTTCTAAATACGCATCGTTTGGTATATATTTTTCTTGTAAATTTTTAATTTGTGCATTATTTTTGCACATATTTTTATGTGTACCTTTCCGAAGTCTATATCTAGCTGGATCATCGTGTATTGACCTTGAGAGATTCATATATACAATGTTAATAAAAAATATCCTTCAATAAAAAATCATTAAATGTATTTCTTTTATTTTCCCATGTTTTTAATTTCTACGTTTTTTTCTACGCTTTTTGGTTCTTTTTTTGATTTTCCTTTAGCCGACTTTACAATTCGTGTTGCCAATTGTAGGTCTGTTAATGTATTCTCTGTAATCACATGTTTTCGTTGGTGATGGTGATTCAATGCGCCCAACAGTTCCGTGTGGTTGATCATTTTTCCTTTGTCCCCAACATATATAATATACTTTCAAACAAACCCAATCAAAACCCCAATATATTTGTCCCTAAAAATTCATTTTCTAAATATAATGGTATCTCTTTAAAGTCAATCAACTTTTTATTTAATTCATATCTTTCTCTCACAGATTCTTTTTCAATTCTTTCTCTGAGAGAAGTTTGATCGTCCCAATATTTCAACGCCGTTTTCTTACCACATCTATTAAATAATCTAGGAATATTATCACTCTTATCACCCAATATAATCTTGCAAAATAGATCACATTCGGAATTACCAGATGAGTTCTTTTCAGTTCTCAATGGTTTTAATTTCAATGTAAATATATCGGTTTTATCATTGATTAGTTGCAAATAATCATGGTCAGCGGTTATAATGGTTACTTTAACATCTTCATTCTTTATTAAATGTTTCGTCGCAATAGCGATACAATCATCCGCTTCAAGTTTTGGATGATACAATACAGTTTCAATACCAGCCTCTTTAAATAATTCATCGTAAGCCATTTTAAAGAAAGGTTGACCGTAAAAATTAGAGTAATCTCGTTTCCCTTTATATTGATCAATGAAATCGTTACGCCAAATATCACATCTCGTGCAATCTTTTGCGACAATTATTTGAGCATCTTTAATGTTCAATCTTATAGGTATTTCTTTTATTTTATTTACAAATGTTCTTTTAAAACTTGATACAAATTCTGGATTTTCAATAGGTTTTAAACATAATGGTTCTTTTTGTGTTATTTTCCACCACGCCATTACCGCATAATACCTGTAGAACACGAAATAACTCCCATCAATTAAAATAATGTTTTTTGTCATATTAAACTATAATAAACCGGTATTATAATTATATGTTATATCAATTTAATTATGTGCAAATATAAAAAAGCAAAAGCAAAAATGCGTTGGAAATGGAAAAAAAAACGAATTCGTAGACTACGACGAAAAAGAAGAAAAATGAGGTCAAGAGCTAAATAAATTGTGATAATTATATATAATGGACATTGTACGGAATATCAAAAACACCATAAATATGAAAGTTTCCAATGATTATTTAGGATACAGTAAGTTTAAAAAAAAAATAACTTTAGAGAAAAGAACGGAACAATCTAAGATAATTATGGAAAAATATCCAAATAGACTTCCTATAATTTGCGAGACATCTGATAAATTACCAGAATTGGATAAACATAAGTATTTGATACCAGAAGATTTAAAATCCGTATCATTTATGTATATAATAAGAAAACGTATTAAATTGAAACCGGAAATGGCTATGTATTTTTTTGTTAATAATAAATTATTGCAAGCGAATAGTGAAATGTCTCAAATATATCATAAATATAAAGATGAAGATGGTTTTTTATATATTTACGCGTGTTCTGAAAGTACCTTCGGATAAATAAAAATATTCAATTATTATATAATGAAAAATAGTGTAAATAAACTTTTAGTTGTACGAAAAACATATGAACAAACTGGTGGCAATAACGTAGGTCCAACTGCAGATAATTCAAGTAGAATTGCGTTATTAAAAAAAGTTCAAGTGAGAACCAAACAAAACGGTAAAAAACAAATATCGCAATTATGGGGGTTAAATGATCTTGCCGAAAAGGGTAATAAATCTGGTAGTGGTGGTGATTCCGGGACAAGAACCTATTTCGTCGGTATTTTCCCACGCATGGCTTTTTAAAAAACATTTTAATATCTAATAATATATTATAATGTTTCAAAAATTATTAGTTGAATTTTTAGGTACTGTATTTTTTCTTTATGTTATATTGGCAGTGGGTCACCCTTTAGCAATAGGTTTAGCTTTATCAATCGCAATAATGGTGGGTGGTAAAATATCAGGAGGACATTTTAATCCTGCGGTTAGTGTAATGATGGTTGCTGCTAAAAAAATTAGCATGAACGACGCGGCTCCGTATATTTTAGCGCAAATTGCAGGAGGTTTGGTAGCTTTAGAGTTATATAAACGGATTTAAATAATATTTTTAATATATACATTTTTTTTAAATATAAAATATATATATACAATGACCTTATCAAATAAAAAAAAAAGATCAAAAAGTCGGGCTTCTAAAAGATTTAGAAGAACAATAAAATTAAAGAAAAAATTTAAAAAAAAACAGTCAAGAAAAAAGAAAAAGAGAAAACAAAAACAAAAACAAAAAGGTGGATATTCTTTAAATCCATTTACTTGGTTAAACAAAGATCCACCAAGTGCAATACCAACTCAGCAACCGGTTAACGTACCAACTAACCCCAATATGAAAAATTCAACCGATTTTTTTGGCGAAATAGCAAATAAGGCCATGAATGTTAATAAAGGGGTACAGAAAAGTTTTGATAAAATTTTAAAAAGTGGTTCTGACAATATAGAATTACCTGGTGAAGCGTCTATTAAAAAGTTACAAAAAGAGTTACAAAAAGGAATGGACGAAACAAATTCACAATTTTTATCAATGATAAACTGGTTAAAAAAAAAACAAGAGTCTAATCCAAAAAAATGCCCATGTTGCAAACAAAATATCGGCGATGCTGTCGGAAAAGGACCAACGCTAACAGCGCCTGTAGCACCCACCGCAACAGCACTAACACTAACACCTGTAACAGCAGCAGGACTAACACCACCTGTAGCACCCACCGCAACAGCAGCAGCAGGACTAACACCACCAGCACCAGCAGGACTAACACCACCAACACGAGCACCAGCAGGACTAATACCACCAGCAGGACTAATACCACCAGCAGCAGGACAAGCACGACTACCAACCGGATCACGCGGAGGCCGCAAGAAAAAATGAACTAAGTTAAAAAATTATTTATAATATATTATAAAACAATATATAAATGTTTAAATTTTTTGTAATAGCTATTTTATTAATAAATGCTATATTTTGGGGTGTTTACCCTGTAAATGATTTTTCACCTCATCAAAAATTCATTGATAAATTAAATATAAAATACGAGATAACACCCTTATTTCATATTTTAATAGGTGTAATATTTTATTTATTAGCATTAACTATTTCGCATTCATATATTTCATAAAATATTTTAACATATAAAATATTTTAACATATAAAATATTTTAATAATTGCTTTCCTTTTTCAAAACTTTCCATAACAAGTATGCCAATAGTAATCCAAAACTAACATTAAACATTTTTGCAATTGGTTTATCGCTTAACATCAATTTCCGTTTATCATCTCCATCGTTAACAAATAAATTAGCAAATTGTTCAGTTACATGTTTTGGACAATCATTCTTCGTATCACCAGTTATCGTATTCTTATTTTTACCATTTTCTTTACTAAAACTACATGGAGATATATCCGAAGCATCTGATAAAGACACATAATGAGTATCTGTAGTGTATTCGTGTCTCCAATCATTTGGATTATTACCTTCGTCAATAAATTTAATTACTTCCATATTTAATTCTAAACATGGTGGGACGGCAGGCGCTGTAATTGAGTTTAATAATCCCATAGGGTTAAAAACTGACAAATTTTCTATCATACCTGGAATTAATCCTCGCATACCTTTTAATTCCCCAAGACCGAGTATTGTACCAGTTGGTAAATTGTCAATATAAACATATCTATCTTCTTCATGCTTTGGATCTTTCAATTTATCTATTACTTCTGTACCCCCGGCAATTTTGTCATCTGTTGGTTTATAATATATAAAATCACATTTGTTACCATTACCCTCGTCATTTTGGTCCCTTTGGCTACACAGAAGTGGTTTTTCAGATGTTTCCCCATTGGGACCCGGAACCATTGCACCCTCACCATCTTCACTCCATAACGCTGTTACAGGAACACCTTTGTCGTGTTTTACTTTATAACATTTCCCCATAGTTTTCATGAAAAATTTATCACCCAACGGTTCATCGCGACCCTCTCTATTTACTTTGGCATTCGCGTGTCCACTACCTGTAATTAAAATTTGACCATAATTAATTAGACCCGATACATTTTTTATTAGTGCATCTATTGAACCTTCTGGTGTCATACCTAGATCTTCGGGACCCGTTATATTTTTATGGTAATAATATGTTTGTCCTAAATATTTATGATTGGCGTGATCTGCGTCGTCTGTGGCTTCGGATTCGTCATTTGTTAAGCCTTCCCTCATATGTATAAATAAAATATAATAAATATTATTTATATTTATATTTAAATGGATACCGATATTTTTTTAAAAAACCCAATAAAAACATGTAGAATTTGTTTAGAAGAAGACAGTGATGAATATATTTCACCATGTTTATGTAAAGGTACTCAAAAACATATACATATTGAATGTCTGAAAAAATGGCGAGATACAAACCTTGATAATATTGACAAAAGAAATTCATGTGAAATTTGCAATTTCAAATTTATATTCAAAAATAGACATTTAATAGATCATTCAATATATTTAATTGATCGTGGAAAATATTTATTATTGAAACATTTATTATTATTGTTTATATCATTTATAATAATTACAATTGAATATTCTGATGACTTTTTTATAATTAGAACATTAAATATGTATAATAATTCCAGTTTACTTAAATTATTAAGAACTGGATATTATTTTTGGTATGTATTATTCTATTTTCCCTTTACATATTTTATATTTGAAATTGCTTATATGATATATTTTAATATACAATATCGCGAAATTATTAGAAATTCTATTTATATTGAAAATATTAAATACAATAGAATAATATATAATTCCCAGGTTTTTATATTTTTATTTTATTACTATTTTTTTTTTATGATAAATATTACAAAACTTTATATGTTTTCAAACTTTTTCATAACACTATATAACATCATCGTACGACAATATTTTTTTAAAATGCATAATTCAATAATTAATAAAATAATCATACAAACAAACCTTGATAATGTTATATTATCATTTGAAGACAAACCATTATTGTGTTACAATATTGAAACCAAGTCAAATCAGGCAAGTGATCCGAGGAGCGACATAAGAGGTGATATGTTAAGCAATATAATGAGTGATATGTGAATTTAGAGATAAGTTGAAAAAAAATTCAAATCTAGGCGGAATTAATATCATTTTTTTTATCACTAATAAATATGACATGTTTTTGGGATGGTATTTTACGATCGCTTAAAAAAGAGGACTTTGATTATGTTTCTTATAATGAACCTAAAACACAATTAAATTTCATTAATTTTTTAAAGAAAAATAAAAGGGAAATGAATAATGTATTATGGCAAAATAATACATTACGAGAACAAGAAATAACTGAATGTTTAAGTTGGATTGGTGAGTATGATATAAAAGGTATACACGATGGACATTTGACATCTGTATGTGATCCGTTTTTATTATTAATTTGTGAATTATTCAGTGTTAATATTACACATAATTATGGTAAACATACTATACTTTATGTTAATAAATGCAAAGTAAGAAAAACTTTATTATTTTCATCCAATGGGAGCCATTTTGTTTGTTCCCGATAATTTTTTGAATAACTTTACTTTGTTATACTCTGTTTTACTCGGGTGATATTTTTCCTTTTTTCGCGTTTTCAGCGTCTTCTTTAGTTTTATTTATAGCAGCTGTTATTTTTTTTTCATCTCTTTTCATGCTAAATGTTGTGTCATCCGTCTCCTTTTTTATATCCTGTATATTCTTTATTATATTGGCTTGTTGTGTCTTTAATAATAATAAGTCTGATTTAACACTATTCATTTTTACCGTATCGGTGGATGATAATTCAACACCCTCTCTAAGTTTTATATCATAGTTACTTTTAATTATTTGATAACAAAACAAGCTAATTATGAATAAACTAATTATTATACATGTAAATTTATAACAAATTTCTTTCATATATAAATATTAAACATTTTTTTTTTAGCATGGAACACCACCGGAACTCGTTCCATCTGGAGATGCACCAGCAGCATCATCAACTCCCCCGCATTTTTTATCTCCCACCGGTTTTTTACCTTCTTCGCTTGAAGACGCTAATAAAGAATCAACTACATTCGTATATTTTTGTTTTGCCGAATTAAAATCATTAGAACTAGGCTCTAAAAATTCATTAAAAAAATTACTCGCCCTCTTACTCATTTTATCATTTTTATATGTATTAATTGAAGCTGAGTTTTCAGAAATTAAATCCGCCATATAAGCATCTGTTTTTTTATAAGCAATATTTTCTTCTTTGCATTCGTTGTAATTTTTTTGTTGTTCGCCCAAATTACCTTCTTCACCGTCTTTATCATATCTATACCCACCTTTACAACCCAAACCTTCAAATATCGGAATAGAACTACTCAAGAATATACCCAAGAATAAAAATATTAATACCACAAAAAGAATATCTTTCATATAATAAAGTATTATTATTATCTTATATATATATAAATGTATTGGTCAAGAAAATTTAGATTATATAATTGTACAACAACACCATGTGATTATATCGGCATTGCTAAAAATGACAAACGTCACGCAATAAGATACCCTGATATTTCCGGATGTAGTTACGATAAATTAAGGAAACACCCCAGAGTTCAAAATAATAAAGAAGAAATGAAATCGTTGATAGGAAGGGGTAGATTTAACGATGTTTATAAAAGTAGAGTATCCGTTGATAAAGCTGCCGGTATTAGATGTGGTCGCAGTTTAACTTATTCATATAGACGAAATCAACCAGCAAAAAATGGTCAACTTGGAAACGATGATGATTACAATTACTCATATAATGAATTTTTAAGAAATAAAAAAATGACTTATAAATATAGATTACCGACTAGCACTGCTACGGATTCAACATATAAAGTCGGTGGTTATGGTGGCAGTAAGTGTGAAATAGCAGAATGTACTACTAAAAACAACACTGTAATTTGGAAACCGAACAATGAAAAATATAATGTTCAAGGTGCGGTATCTAGTAGTTCTAGAATTGATCGTCTAAAGTTAGAAACTATACGAGGTTCAAAAAAATGTGAAAATAATAATGCAAAATGTGGTGTTTTATATTTTGCTGGTAAACCTAGAAATGAAGTTATTTATAATAAATCTCATAAGGAATTGTGTGGCAATCAAAATAAAGCAAGAGGTAGAGCAAGAGGTCGGTCAAGTCAGATGTCAACTACATGTTATTGAAATATTTAACAAATATTTAACAAATTAACAAATCCACAAATAAATATTTAACAATTAAATATTTATAAATAATATATGGATAATAAGTTAATTGGAAATATCGTTTATAGAGTTGAACGCTCTACACTTACAAAATTGGAAAACCCACGATTGAATAACATCTCTTTTAATGATTCGTGTAATATCAGTACAAAAGAAAAAGAAAAATGTCCGGGAACTTTCATGCAAAAAAATGTTTTGCCCATAAACCAATGGAGAAAAACATTGAACTTTTCTAATTGTGTACCAACCAATGTGATATATAAAGATAATAAAGCCGTTAATGGACACAAAAGGTGCCTAGGTGGGGTATGTTATAGACCAATTCGTAAACCAAACACGGAGTTTATTTCATCATATACAACTTTAAATCAGCGTAGAAAAAATATAAATTTTAATAAACATTTAAATTTTAATCCCGGTGCTAAATTTTCAAATCCTAAATTTAATACAAATGGGGCAGTCAGTAGTAGAAATAGAATAGCAGCTCTAAAGAATGGTAATAAGAATAATAATGTTTATCAAAAAAGATGTGATAATAAACAAACGGAACAATATAAAAGATTTAAAATTGTCAGAAAAAAATGTAAACCGTATCATTATGGTGGTAAGTGGAAAACCGCTTTGCTTACTTGTAAGCCTTAAATTCTTAATTTATAAATAGTTGGGATAACACTTTTCGTTAGTGTATCTATTTTTTTATTATTCATATTTTTTACCCACGATCGTTTATTTATATGCCTATCATTTACCCAAAAAACTTCATTTTTTTTATTTTTCCAATTTGAAGTGGTATTTATAAATTTTTTTGTAAATGCCTCACCATATTCCAAGCACCCAGATATAACTATATCCAGATAACTTTGAGATATTGGACATTTCATGGTTGGATAATCAATTTTACCGGTAATGATGTAAATATAAATATTGCATGGATAATTTGGTAACGCGTATTTTGATTTTAGTATATTTTTACGAGGATCATATTTAATTTTAATTCTTTTATAACCTTTTTCTCTTTTATCAAATTTTTTAATGCATGTGAAAATTGGTGTTAATGTTCCATTTATATTTTGCGGATTTTTACTTTTTACAATACCTAAAAAACTATAATTACCATATTGACTTTTTTTACAAATCCATAAGCGATGATAACCACATTTCTTTGATAATTCAACTGGTATTGGCTTCCCCATATTTTTACACGTGGTTTTACTCGATATGGTGTTTATTAAACTCCCATATCCGAATATAAAATTCATGGGCCTATTAATGGGTTTTTTTATGGACCTTGTCGGGCGCTTACGCGTCTTCTTTCGTTTTTTTTCTTTAAACTTTCTTGTCATGATATATAACGGTTATAATTTAATTTAAAAAAATATTTTTAGTACTAACGATATCTTTTATTTTATTAATTTCAATACTATTTTCATTACACCATTTAATACATCGTTGTATATTTACACTTTTCATCTTTTCAATCTTATCTTTATATTGATCTCTATTTTCTATCAATTTTATAGTATATAAAATATTTTCAATCTGTCTTTGACCTAAAATATGATTAATCTCTTGAATTATATTCAAAAAATATAAATTTTGCTCCAAATTTAATATAGACGCGATGTTATATTTATCAAAACGGATGTTATTTAACAATTTTAAAGTTCTATAAAATTTTTTTTTTACTGTTAAATCAATGTCACGCTTTAATGAAATACAAACAATATACTTTTCTGAATTAGCATAACGACTCGTATTCGGTTTAACAATAAAAACACTTTCATAATAATATGATAATAGATAAACAATGTCTATTGATAATTTATTAAAAATATCAAAAATCTTTAAAACGAAGGTACCTTCCCTTTTTTGCATGGACAACGCATAAAATACTTGAGTTATTAATAGTCTACTCGCCATTATTTCTTGATTATTAAAATCGTCTGAAAAATCAATACCGCCGTCCGCGGTTATTATTTCAAACTTATTTTTATATTTTGTACAACAATGTTTGAAATTTTCATCATTATATAAATTCCCTGTATTATCAACACCCTTTTCTAATATAATATTTGGATTTTTATCAAGAAAACCTTTACTTTTTTTCCATCCCGGTGTATTTCGCATACCATCTTGTAAGGTCATGCCGTAATATGTATCTTTTTTATTTTGTCTAAAAAAGGAAGTAGCTTCTATAAATCCCCCTGGACCTTCTGCTAAATGAAACGTATCTATTGGGTGGTCGTAATCTAACAAATTAAACATATTGTATATTTCAAGTAATTTATAAAATGCTCTTGAAATTGGTTTATATTTGCTTATTGAAATGTTATTATTTGGTATATTTGTATGTATAAATTCATATGGATTTGTATAAATCTTCATCATATCCCATGATTTATAAATTTTGTCAATTTTTTTTTTTGTTTCTTTTAAATATTTTGATAAATTATGACTGCTAACTTGGTTTATATTTTCTCCTTTATTTACTAAATTAATTTTATATGTATTTTCGGTAATATTGATATTAAGATTTGATGGTATTTTAAAATAAGACATATGGTTATTTAAAATAGTTGTTCAATTTTTAAACTATTTTAAATAATTAATATTAAAATGAAAATAAACTGGAAAATAATCCAACATTTTCAACTGCGTTCCCCTGTACATTTGCTTGGACGTTTCCTTGTACATTTGCTTGGACGTTTCCTTGTGTGTATAATTCATTTTGTACTTGTAATACAGTGTTTTTAAAAATGATTGGTTTAATATCATTATCAAAAGAATCAATGGTTTTACTATAGAACTCTGTAATAAATTCTCGCATATGTGTAGATCCCATGCTTTTATTGCAAGATGAGCATATGGGTCTTAGGTTGCTAACAGATATGTCGTCATTTTTTCCTTCTTTTAATAATGACGCGGTTGATACAACGTGTCCAGCTTCAAATTCTGATTGATGCACCACATTCTTTCTACAACAATAACAATGAGCTTCGCCGTACTGTTTTCCAACATATTCATCCCAAACTTCCCTCTTAATTCGTACACCTATTCTTTTTTTTAACGTCTTTTTCTTTTCCTTTTTAACTTCAAATCCTGTTTGATTTAAAATTATATGTTTAACCCATTCATAACCATATCTATCTGTTACATGTGGCAACATTCCCAACCAACACTCGCCATTTTTTCTACATTTTTCTCTCATAACTTCTGGGTGTTTTATTTTTCTATAAGAAGTAAATTTATCCACTGCCCAATCCTTCATTGAAATGTTGAGTTCGTCAATGCATTGTATTATATCTTCTGTTTGAACTTCACATTTTAATAATTTATTTAAAATTTCAACTAGAAAGCCCACCGCTTCTTGAAAATGATTTTTATTCATGAATGGTCTGGATGGTCTATTGCTTGATTTCCATATTTTCGGGAATTTTTGTTCAAAATATAAAAAAACACTTTCTGGAACATTTTTATCAATTGTATCTGAAAACTCTGGTAGAGGTGTATTTTTATTAATGATCTTGTAATTTTCCTCGTATTCTTTTTTAGTTTGTATAGTTACAATTTCCAAAATAATTTCATTATCTGTCCCATCGTACCCTTTTTTTAATAATTCTTTGATTGATTCGTAACGATGTTGACCATCAGTTAGATAATTTTTATTATCTTCAACGCAACAATGAATATTTATAATTCCTAAAAAATTAAATTTTTTATTTTTTATAAATTGATTTTCTTGATATTTTACAATTTCTACAATTTTATCAGCATCTTTTAAACGTTGAATGATGGGCAATTTCATTGGCAGTTCCATTAATTTTGAAAATGAGATTGACCCATATGTTTTATTATTAACTTGGAAATGTTTGTTAAATACTTGATTATTTATTAACATATATAAAAAAATATGTTAATAACCATTTAAATAACTTTGTTTTATTATTGCTGCCTTATTGCTGCCTTATTATTGCTGCCTTATTCTTTCCCCATATCAGGTAGGGTTATTTTTTTATTAAACTTTTGGATTACTTTTTTGGAAATTTTCTCCGCCATTATTTTTCTAATTGTTTCTCTAGACTTTTTCATTTCGCCCAATTGATCCGAATCTGTCTTGGCAATTTCAATATTATAAACATTCTTGGTATTTACATCTCTGAGTTTTTTAAATACAAAATAATTATTAAGAAAACTAATTTCCTTTTCATATTCATCCATACTTAAGGCTTCACCAACTTCATTTGATTTCAATCTTTTTGATTCAAATTCGTCATTCATAACTCTAAATAATTCCTCAAAACTACCAATGGAATTGGGTAATCCAATATTATTGGCTTCTTCTAAGGAAAGTGGAACAAATCCATAATTTTCCATTAACATAATGAAATAATCAAAATTAACAAGAAACTCATTAAAACTTTTATTAATTGATTCTTGATATACCTCAATGGTATAACCTAATGAATCTGTTGAATCGGGCATTTCGGTATTATCGTATAATTTTTTAATAGACCATATTTTCTTTTTATCCTTTAAAATGAAAATATTTTCATTTTTATTTTTTGATCTAAGTTTATCAAATATTTTTTTACCATTATAACAAGTACCAATCATGTAACCTCCCACTGCACAATTTTCTGAGCAATTCCTAATAAAACCATTCAAAGTTATATTGTCTCTAAAGAAGTAATGGATTGAAAACTGATTTGAAATTATATTAAATCCGTTTTTTGAAATCCCCCATCTATCATAAACACCATCTCCCATTTTTTTCCTGTCTTTTGACCCAATACCGTTTAAAGAATTTATCATCATTCTACCTTTGTCACTTTTAGCCGCGGTTGTATTTTTAATATTCTCAGACGCATCCCCATGTATAAATAACGCATCAAACATCTTTCCTTTTAATTTTCTCTTCATTTTTATATATCTGGCGCACGATCCATCCATTTTATTTTCAATATTATCTTTTGAATAATCCATACCAAAAACAAACCTTAATTTCGCGTTCAACCATTTATTAAGATCACCCGATTTACCAACGGACATATCAAATAAGGTGCTACCTATATTAGCAACCGATGTTATTAACTTATTCTTCACATATCTATTATGAAAATCGCGCAAACCTTTCGTGTGAGTTTCCTTTGATTTTCTATTATAATAGACATCATCGTCCAAATTATTTTCAATAATATCTTCACCAGTTGATATAATATCACTGGTAATTGGTAAATTTATTGAACGCCATACACTTTGTGCAACATGATAAGCATTGCCATAATTCCTACCACCATTTCTATAATCACTCGTTTTATCATACCTTACGCGAATTGGCACCCACTGCCAATGTTCATCGGCGTTTTTATCAAAGCGAAATTCTACGATTGTATTATCCACTATTTCTTCTTCTCCATTTTCTGTCAACATTTGTTGCTTACCATCTTTATTTTTTAATAATATGTTTACCAAGTGTATTGGGTAATTTGGCGTTGGGTTAGTTGGGAAAAATGGTGCGGGTTTGTAATTATTTTTATCATCTCTTGATAAATAAATATTATTTTGCATAATATCTTCACATGGATTTAAAAACCCATGTTTTTTTTCTTCAAATCCAACTCGCAAACTTAATGTTTTGTAATAACGTATTTGTTCACTTTGTGTCATATTTTTACCATCTTTATATATATTGTTTATTTTGTCCATATCATTTCCATTTTTTTTTGTTTCAATTAAGAAATCAATAGTGTTGTATTCGGGTGGTTTCCATTTAAAACTTAATTCCCATGTTTTATTTTTTTCCAAAATCCCTAATTTGGTTGAACCGACTGATTTATTTATAGGTGTGAAAATCAATCCATCGGTCTCATAAATGAATAAACCATTCTTTTTATTATCTAAAATTTTCTTACATTGGTCAAATATATTTGATTCTTCAAGATTGGTGTAAAAATCTTTAACACTTATATTCATTATGATATCTTTTTTACTGACACATGTTAAATTTGCATTTTTTAGAACCCTATGTAATTCAATAAATCTAAACTGTACGTCGTCTATTTTTTTATCATATTTCATATTTTCCATTTCCAAGAAAGGACATACTCGGATATCTCGCTCGTTTAACCAATATATGTCAAAGCATAAATAATAATTAATGTATTTACCATGTTTATCATACAATACGTGTTCACCATCTATAATGGTATTTAGATAATCAGAATTATTACAAACTATTCCGGTGAATTCAATATTCAAGTTAATATCTATCAAATATACCTTTTTATTTGAAGCGATAAATAATAATTTTCTTGTACCATCCGCTTTTTCCGTTACAGTATATGGGTGATTGATATTACCAATTGAGCTGTAATCACTAGCCAATGGAATTATATTTTGCATTTCCAGACTAATGGTGGACGGTCCAATAAAATTCCATCTTTTTTTTCTTTTTTTTCTATTGTAATTGTTATCTTCTTCCAGTTTTAAATATTCTTGATTAGTTTTTGTTAATTTCAAATATTCTTTTAACGTATTTTCTATTTCATCGTATGAAACAGGATAATTTGAATTTTGAAGACCTGATAAAATATGTTGTACCCCCTTTTTAACCTTATAAATAACTTCATCTTCTTTTAACTGATATACTTTCTTATTGAGCAATTCCAATTCAATTTCAAAATGTTCAGAATTATCAAACACATTGGATTCTTGTATTGTATGTGTGGGTATCAACCAATTTTTACCTTTGACATTATTGGATGTTTTTAAAATACTAAAATCTATTTTATAAGGCGTACCTGGTAATGAAAATGTTACTCGTTTAATTAAACGAAATGTTTTTTTTGAATTAACCCAAGTACTCAATATATTACTTAATAAACGATGTTTTTTATTTATTTTCTTTTCTTCCTTATAATTAACGCGAAATTCGTGACTATGATAATCTATAGGTGTTAATCGTTGACCCATACTTCGTATAGTTTTATGAAATTTTTGCATAAATGTTATATATTTTGGAATGTCGTTTGTATTAAATGTATTGGTTTTGCAATATTTTTGAATATTATACAATCCTTCAATGGTTGTTCTTATATTTGATAATTTTTCCCTACCAGTATTATCGTCAATATATTGGTTTTGAATGTTCAAATGATATTTTTCTTCACCCATTTGGACAAATCCGATTGATTTCATTTTTTTTATTGTCTGATTAAAACTGATTCTCGTAATAGGATTATGATATTTTGTACCAAATCTTATTTCCAATTCATCATTGTTATTTTTATTTTGGAGAAAAAGGCCAATATATTCTTCTAATTTTGGTTCATCTTTTTTTCTTTTCGACATTGATATATATACAAATTGATATTATTTTATATATATTTATTTAATTCAATTTAAGTACTAGCTTTTCATATAATTCTTTTTTTGTAAATGATTTTTTTCCCATCTTTATAGTTGATATATCCAATTTATTACAAATTTCTTTAACATCTGCCAATTTATAATAAGAAATATTTTTTATTTGTTTATCTAAAGAAGTTATTATGTATCTATTATTCTTAATTTCATCGTCAATATTTTCTCTTAAATGGTATACGTCATTGATTTTATCATGGTAAATGATAAATGTTTCGTCAAAATCACCATATTCATAATAAACCACGTCCGTATAATAAACAAAATTAATTTTTGATAAATGTAAAATTATCATTATTGATTTTATAGATATTTTTTTGGAATATAATATATCTTGTTCAATTTCGGAAATTTTGAATTTAAATATTTTTAATTGTTTTTTTTGACTATGTATTTTTTCCGCTAAATTAGTTTTAATTTTCATTTCCAACGTATATTTATTACCAATGACTTGACCATTATTAAAAAAATACCAATACCAAAATAATTTATCGTCGTCTAACACTTGTTCATATTTTGTCTCCGGTGCATAATGTTTCGTATCCTTCGTTTCCGGTGCATAATGTTTTGTATCCTTCGTTTCCGGT